TCGAGGAGGGGCGTGGGGAGAGCCGCTACATCCTGCCGGACGGCCGGGAGGTGAGCTACCTCGGCCTGTACCTCTGGCTCAAAGGGGAGTGACGACATGGCGACCTCGTCGAAGTTCAGCATCGGGTTCGCGGGCGTGACCCCGGGCGTACTGGGTAAGGTGCTGCCTTCGGAGATCGCGGCGTCCCTGATCCGTCACGAGTCCGGCGACTGGGGCGACGTGCCCCGGGAGGACGCCCTGGCCAATGAGCGTGCCCTCCTGGAAGGCGAGCGGATCGTCTCGGCCTACGAATCGTCGTGCGGCGTCAGGTTCTGGGTCATCACCGAGGCCGACCGTTCCTCCACCACGGTCCTCCTGCCCGAGGAGTATTGACGTGACCGACCGCGACGCACGCCTGGCCGAGATCGAGGTGCTCGCCTGGGAGCTGATGGATCAGTGGGGCCTGGTCGCCGCCGGTTGGACCTTCCGGTTCAACGACCGGGAGCGAGCCCTCGGGCTCTGCTGGCACCTCCGTCCCGACGGCAAGCCCCTCCGGCGGATCGAGCTGTCCCGCCACATGGCCAACGCCCCCGACGCCGAGGTCCGGGACACGATCCTCCACGAGATCGCCCACGCCAAGGCGGGGCCGGGGGCCGGCCACGGCCGGCTCTGGAAGACGTGGTGCCGCACCGTAGGCGCCCGGCCCGAGGCGAGGTGCAAGGAAGCCGACTTCATGCCCAAGGGCCGATTCATGGCGATCTGCACCCTCTGCCACAAGACCTACTACAAGAGGCGGAAGCCGGCCCTCAAGCCGGGCCGCTACTTCGTCTGCCGGTGCAAGGGGGTCCTCTCCCCCTGGGCCGACGCCGGTTGAACCGGCATCCATCAGTTGTTCAACATCGAAGTCCATGCCGACATGATGACGGGGACCCATCGGGCTGTGAGTGAACGGTGACATTTTTCTGATGACCTTGACATGCGGTCCGCCGGAGGTGTGATATGTTGACCATGACGCCGGTGACTTGGAAGAACGGGCGGGCACGCAAGGTCGGAACGGCCGAGGTCGAGGGGGTCCGGCTCCGGGCCGTCCTCGTGCAGACCGGCTACGGCTGGTCCTGGGAGGCGTGGCGGGGCCTGGACGAGTGCCTGGGCCGGGGCCAGACCCTGACCGAGGCCGGCTCCCGCAACGCGGCCCTGGCCGCCCTCGGGCTGGAGGGGGCGGAGTGATGGACCGCGAGCCGTTCCACACCACCGTCGTCCAACGCCCGGGACCCGACGGCCGGCCGGACCCGGTCGAGGTCACGACCCGCTACTCGGACTTTGGTCCTCTGCGGCCCTGGTCCGATCTTTGCGAGCCCGAACGGTCTCATTGGCGGATCGCACTGTCCGAGTACCACCACGCGGTCGTGGCCCTGGAGTCCCTCCCACCAGGCCCCAGGTCCATCGCGGAGGCCGAGCTGGAGCTGGCCGAACCGACGGACGACCCCATCGAGCAGGCCGCCCAGATGAGGCTGGCCGTCTCCCGGGCGACGGCCCGTCCAGAGAGGTGAGCCCATGCCCGAGAGGACGCCCCCCGATCAGCACGACGACATGCCGAAGGAGGAGGTCGCCCGCCGCATCCGTGAGGCCCGGGAGCGGGCCGGGTACGAGACGGCCTACGCCGCCGGCAAGGCGGCGGGGTTCCCGGTCCCCCAGTCGTACTACCACTTCGAGACGGGCAATCGGTGCCCCTCGTTCCAGGCGGTCCACCGGCTGATCTCGGTGGCCGGCTACGACCCAGCCATCCTCTTCGCCCCCTACACGGCCCCCAGGGGGAGGAAGGCCAAGGGGCTTCACTTCGACGGCCGCGGTGGCCGCAAGGACAAGCCCTCGCCCGAAACCGAACCTCCCGACCCGGTCGCCAGGCCGGCCCTGGTCCCCTGAATGGGCCGACGCCGAGCCGGGTCCGGCCCCCGACGACCGAATGAGAGAAGCCCCGGGAGGTCCCCCGGGGCTTCGTCGTTTCATCCCTCCAGGAGTCGGACGGCGTCGTCCCAGCTCCCGGGGGTGTCCACGATCCGCTTCCTGCGGACCCTGCCGCCCCGCCGTCGCCGCCGGGGCAGTCGCTCGTAATACTTGCCGTCCACCTCGGCCACGGCCCAGGGTCCGGGCCGCTCCTCGGCCTCCCGGGGCTGGCGGGCGTCCATCACGCACCGCCCTTCCCGGGGAGCTTCGGCTTGGGCAGGGCGGCCACGATCGCCTCGACGGCGCCCGGGACGTCCCCCGAGACGAACTTGGACACGGCGTCGGCCACCAGGCCCACGGTCGGGGCGTAGGAGTTGAAGGCGTCGAGCTTGGCCAGGCCCTCGTAGGCCACCGAGAGGGCGAGCATCAGGATCGACTTCTGATCCATCGGTCGGGTCTCCATGCGAGAACGTGTGGGAGACTCCGCTCGGTCCGGCGTCGCGGGATTCAGAGCGTGCCCAGGCGGTCCCTCGGCACGACGAAGGCGGCCGGGGCCGGGCAGTTGGCCGGGGCCAGGCCGCGGGGGAACGGGTGGTCGCGGCCCGGGGCCACGGGGCTCGGGTCCCCCGGCTTCGGGTCGCCCGGGAACGGGTAGAGGTGCCGGGCGAAGGCGGCGTCCCCCTCGCTGATCTCGGTGTTCCAGCCGACCTCGAAGTCCCCCACCGTCAACGCCTGGTCGACCGGGTACTGCATGATCGAGTCCCGGTCCCAGGGGCCGGCGAGGGCCTCGGTGCCGCTGTAACGCATGATGACGTTGTTATAGATCGTCTGGCGGTCCCAGAAGTTGGGCGGGCCGGAGAAGTAGCGGTAGACCTTGGCCACGTCCCAGGGGATCGGGCTGTTCGGGGCGTTCTGTCCGTGGACGAAACCGAGGGCGTGGCCGGCCTCGTGGGTGGCGACGTAGAACTCGGACTCGTCGGAGTCCTCCTCCAGCCAGCCCAGGTTCATGGTGGCCGAGCCCCCGGGCACGGCGGCCGAGCCGGTGCCGATGTAGGACCAGCTCCCCAGGCCGGGCTGGAACGTGACCCGGATCTCGGCGTCCCCGGACTCGACCGCCCGGAACTTGATGTTGCAAACCTTCGACCACGCCGAGATGTACTTGAACGCCAATGACTTCTGGCGGGGGCCTCCCTCCAGGAACCTGACCCTCAGCACCTGGCCCGGCTTCCAGGTCTGGTTCCGCATCGCGGCCAGGCCGGCGGTCCCGGGCGGCAGGTTGATGGTCACGTCCACGCACACCCGGGGCACCTGCGAGCCCTGCGGGGCCGGGGCCGGCTTCGGGGCCTGGGAGAGCCCGAAGAGGGCCGCCAGGGCCGCCAGGACGGCCGCCCCGACCGCCTTGAGGCGGTCCTTGCCGATCAGGTCGAGAAGGCGGTTCGTCGGGAATTCCACGGCATCGGTCCCCCGGGGTTGGCGGCGTGATTGACGGCTCATCGTGCCCACCCGTACTACGCTCCCAAGACGCAAGCGACCCCCGGGGTCGAGCCGGGGGTCGGAACGATTGGGATTCCGCGGGGAGGCGGCGTGAACCGCCGGAGCTTGACGGTGTCCATATCCAACGGTATGAACGACCTAGGTGGTCGCCCGATGGGCGACTTCGGAATGACCCGCCTCGCCGCGTCCCCGGGAGTGCCGAGCATGGTTATGGACGGCGAAGATCGGAGTCTGATGGCGACTGGCCTATCCATCATCCTGGAGCCGCTCGACGACTACGATAAACGCATCAACGAGTTCCATAAATTCACCGGCATGGTCTGGGCGGCCACCAAATGGCTCGCCAACCACGGGGAATTCCTCGGGAGAATGGCCAAGGACAAGCGGGTCAAGCAGAATTGGGACGACATCGTCACCCAGGCTGCCTCGGAACAGGATATTGGATTCACAAATCTTTATAATTACGCCACGATATTTCATTGGGGCGCCCTTGAGACCTCGGTCCGAGACCTGGCCGTCAACTGGCTAGTCGTCATGCGTGAGTCGAGGAAAGCATCCGACAAATTGAAGAATCTCAAGGTGTCCTTCTCCGAGTTCGAGGACTTGGAGGACGAGGGGATCAGGATGCGGTACATCATCGGCCTCCTGGAGAACAGCCTCGGTTCCTCATTGAAGTCCGGGGTCGGCCGTTTCGAGTCCCTACTGGATTGCATCGGGCTCGGGGGCGGTGTCTCGGGCGATATTCGGGATACCATCCTGGAAGTCGCCAACGTCAGGAACGTGCTCGTCCATCGGCTCGGGGTGGCGGACAGGAAGTTCGCGGAATCGTGCCCGAATCATCCCGCGGATGAGGGCGACCCGGTCGGCGTGGACCACCCAACGTATAATCGATATGCCAAGGCGTTATATTCCTACGCCCGCGAGATTCGTCGGCGGGTCCTGAAGGCCCACGCGGACCTGACCGCCGAGAGGGCGACGCCAAAAACGAGGGCGACGCCCAGCCGGAGGGCGAAAGCCAAGGCCAAAGGCGGCCCCGTGGATCAGTCCGACGGGGCCGCCGCGAAGGATTAGCCGCCACACCCGCCCACACCGTCACCGCACCGCGGGCAGCTCCAGCAGGTCTTCGAGACCCGGACCATCAGGTTGCCGCAGGACGGGCAGGCGTCCCCGGTGGACTCCCGCCTGGCCTCGGGCACGATGCCGAAGCCCATGTCGTCCGTGTGCTCGGCCTCGGACTGGGCGGCCTTGGCCAGGAACGCCAGGTTGTTGAGGAGGGACTCCTTCGAGGCCCCGGCGACGTCCGCGGCGAGTCCCTCGGCCGACTCGTGGAATCCGTTACCGGCCGCCGAGGCGATCACCCGGGCCAGGTCCAGGACCGTGAACCTCGTGCCCGCGGAGGCACGCCTGCAACCGCCCGGGAACTCCTGATCCAGCCAGGCCGCGAGGTAGTCCACGAGGCTGGTGGCCGTTCGGATCTGGTCGTTTCGGGTGAACCCAGAGGGCTCGAACTTCTGGTGCCTCAGCTTGGAGGTGAGGGCCTCCAGGGGCACCCCGTACTGGAGCCCGATCGAGATCATGGTCGCCAGGCAGTCCATCAGGCCGCCGACCGTGGAGCCTTCCTTGGAGACCTCGACGAACAGCTCGCCGAGCCGGCCGTCGGGGTACATGCCGGCGGTGATGTACCCCTCGTGCTGCCCGACCTCGAACTTGTGGGTCACGCTGTCCCGGGTCTCGGGCAGGCGTTCCCGGGCGGGCCGGAGCCGATCCGCCACGGCCTCGGCCGTCTTGAGCTGGGCCGGGGTCCAGGGCTTGAGGATGCGGCCCAGGGCCTCGACCGTGCCCTCGCCGGGCAGGCGATGGGGGCCGAGCGTCCAGATCAAGGCCCGGAGCCGGTCGCCCCTCACGACGATCTGACCGAGGTCCGGGTCGTCGCTGGGGATGGCGACGCAGTCGTCGTCGGCGAGTTTCCGGATCGCGGGGTGCATGCCCGGCTCCCCTGGGACGTACCAGTCGCCCGCCTTGATGACCTGCGGGAGATCCCCATGTCCACCAGGAGCGGGAGCAACGCCGTCGCCCCCATCACGACCAGCCTCATCATCAGCCCGATCGCCATCGTCGTCCCCCTTGGTCTTGGCGTTGAGCGGCTGGGACTCCTTCGAGCCGTCCCGGTAGATCGCCAGGGCCTTGAGGCCGAGCCTCCAGCCCAGGACGTAGGCGGCGGCGATCGTGGCCGGCGTGCAGTCGTGCGGGGCGTTGACCGTCTTGGAGATCGCCCCGGAGAGGAAGGGTTGCACCGCGGCCATCATGCGGATGTGGCCACCCATCGAGATGTCGTTGGCACAGTCGAAGATCCTGCGGTGCTCATCCTTGAGGAGTTCGCACCCGTCAACTGTGCCGAAGCTGTAGATGTATCCCAGGATGTCGTCGATGTCCTTGGGCTCGTAGCCGAGGTGCTTGAGGGCCGCCTGGACGGTCTGGTTGACGATCGTCATCGACCCGCCGCCGGCCAGGGTCTTGATCTTGACCAGGGCGAAGTCGGGCTCGATCCCGGTGGTGTCGCAGCCCATCATGAACGCGATCGTGCCGGTGGGGGCGATGAGCGTGACCTGGGCGTTGCGGTAGCCGTGAACCTCCCCGAGCCTCCTGGCCTCGTTCATCACGTCCGAGGCCAGGCGTGCGAGCCGTCCGGCCTCTGTCCCCGGGACCGCCCCGAGGGTGAGGGCGACCGCGGCCTCGAAATGCTGCCGGACGACGCCCATCATCGGCTCGCGGTTCTCGGCGAACCCGTCGAAGGGACCCGTGACCTCGGCCATCCGGGCGGAGTGCAGGAGGGCCTCGGCGTGCATCAGCGCCGTGATCGCCGCCGCCAGCTCGCGGGCCTCGTCGGAGTCGTAGGGCAGGCCCGAGGCCATCAGGTAGGCCCCGAGGTTGGCGTAGCCCAGGCCCAGGGGGCGGAACCGGGCGGAGTTGATGGCGATCTTCTCGGTGGGGTAGCTGACGCCGCCGACCAGGATCTCCTGGGCGGTGAGCATCACCCGGACCGCGTGGCGGAAGCCCTCGGCGTCGAACGTGCCGTCGTCCCTGCGGAACTTAAGCAGGTTGATCGAGGCCAGGTTGCAGGCCGAGTCATCGAGGAAGACGTACTCGGAGCACGGGTTCGAGGTGTTGATGGGACCGCTGTTCGGGCAGGTGTGCCAGCGGTTCATGGTGTCGACGTAATGGACGCCCGGGTCCCCGCAGGTCCAGGTCCCGAGGGCGATCTCGTTGAGCACCTCGCGGGCATCGAGCCACTCGACGTTCTGCCCGGTCGTGACCGCGACGGTCGGGTAGGCGAGGAGTCCGCCAGCGGCCTTGTCCATGAACTCATCCGTGACGCCCACGGACAGGTTCACGTTCTGGTACTTGACCGAGGCGTATGCCTCCCCGTTCCAGGACCCGTCGAAGCCGCCCGCGATCAACGCCCGGGCCTTCCGCTCCTCGGCCGACTTGGCCCGGATGAACTCCAGGATGTCGGGATGGTGGCATCGGAGCGTGTTCATCTTGGCGGCCCGGCGGGTCTTGCCGCCCGACTTGATGACGCCCGCGATCGAGTCGTAGACGCCCAGGAACGACACCGGGCCGGAGGGCTTGCCGCCGCCGGAGAGCTTCTCCCGGGTGGACCGGAGGGTCGAGAGGTCCGTGCCGGTGCCCGAGCCGAACTTGAACAGCATGGCCTCGGAGCGGGCGAGGTCCATGATCGAGCCCATGTCGTCGGACAGGCTCTGGATGAAGCACGCCGAGCCCTGGGGGCTCTGGTAGTTGTCCTGGACCCGGAAGGTGATCCACTCCTTCTGGTCGGTGCCCTCGACCCAGGTGTGGAGTTGGGCCTGGAACCCGGTCCCGGGCGTGGAGACGCCGTAGCTGCGGTGCAGGCCGACGTTGAACCAGACCGGGGAGTTGAACGCGGCGACCTGCCCGAGGCAGATGGCCCGCAGCTCGGCCTGGAACGTGAACGCCTCGACCTCCGAGGCGAAGTAGCCGCCGTCGAGCCCCCACTGGGCGACCTGGCCGGAGACCCGATCGACGAGCTGGTAGGCCGAGGTCTCCCGTCCCCCCTTCCAGGGGTCGAAGCCCTTCGAGGCGTCCCCGTAGAGATACTTGGATGCGACGATGTTGGCGGCGTCGTCGCCCCAGGTCTCGGGGACGTTGACCTCCTGGGAGAAGAGGGGGACGCCGCTGTCCCCCTTGATCTCCGCCCGGACCTGCCTGGCCCGGGGCATCGCCCCGCCGAAGAGGGAGAAGTGACGCTCGATCCCCATGCCCTGACGCTTGCTGATCTGGTTCATCGCGGACTCGACCTCGAAATCGTGGACGTGTGGATGGGACGGTGACGACGGATCGGCGTGGCGGCTCACGCCTCGGTGGGGGGCAGCTCGGACGGCACGCGGGCGAAGACCTGATCGGCCACCCGGCCGACGATCGAGGCCAGGTCCCAGCCGTTCTTGGTGCAGACGTCGCACAGGTAGAGGAAGATGTCGCCCACGGCGTCGCGGATCTCGTGGGCGTGACCCTCGGCCGCCAGGAGGTTCCCCTCGCGGAGCGACCACTCCCGCTGGAGGGCCGCCTTGGCCAGCTCGCCGGACTCCTCGACGACGCCCAGGACCATCAGCAGGCCGGGGCTGTGGTAGGGGGCCGGGGCGTTCATCTCGTGCCGGGTGGCGGCGTACTCCCGGGCGGACTCCATGAGGGTCCCGACCGCGGCCCGGCCGCCCTTGTCGTGGTGCTCGGGGCCGCCGCGGATCGACTGCTCCTGCTTGAGGTGGTGGTGGCAGATCCGGCCGACGTGGCCGGCCAACGCCAGGGCGGTCGTCAGGCCGTAGACCTTGTGCTTCATCGGGTCGGGGCCGAACCGCTTCGACGACCATTCGGCGTGGCGACGCTGGAGGTCGGCCAGGTCGAGGCCGGGTCGGCGGGCTCGGCCGACCATCTGGGTGAAGGCGTGGCCGTCCGGGTCCCCCGCCGGCTTGAGGCTGTCGAGGACCGCGTTGCCGCCGGCCTCCGCCTTGGACTGCCGGATGGCGGCCAGCTCGCGGATGCGATCGATGCCCTTGGCGGCCTCCTCGCACCGGAGGATGGCCCGGGCCTCGGCCGAGATCCCGGCCTCCGAGGCGGCCCTCTTGGCCTCGTGCTCGGCCTTGAGGGCTTCGAGCCTGGCCTTGATGGAATCGACCTGCTCCCGGCTCTGGGTCCTCTGGAGGAGCTGGATGTAGGGCTCCCGGTCGGACGGGTCGACCCGGGCGTCGATGGTCGAGGTGCGGAGGCCGTCAGAAGGGGACGTCGTCATCGCATGCACTCCCGTTATCTTGTGGATCTCCCGATGCCTCCGGCGGCTCGGGCTCGTATTCGGTGATCTCGATTCCTTTGATCGCGGCCAGGACCCGCCTGGTCCCCAGGAGGACCCCCCGGTAGGCCAGGACCAGCCACTCGGCCTCGGTCCCTCGGGGGCAGGGGGCGGACGCCGCCGGGTATGCCCCGGGGGGCACGAAGACCCCCCGGGCACCCTGGTCGCTGTAGCAGGTCAGCTTGAGCGACCTCGTGAGGGTCGCGGTCAGGCAGGGGCGTTCGCGGTAGCTCCGCAGCTTGAACGCCCGGGTCACGAGGCCCCGCCGCGGGACGCGACGATCTCGGCCACGGCCGGGATGTCCTTCGCCTCCCAGTGGAAGAGGGCCTCGAACTCGCCCCGCTTGCGGGCCGCGTCCCGCTCGGGCTTGCCGCGGTCCATCTCGGCCAGCAGCTCGGGCGTGAGCGTGAACCCGGGGCCGGGGACGTGCGGGGCGACCAGCTCGGGCTGGAGGGCCTGGGTCTGGGCGATCACCATCGCACCCCAGGCGACCTTCTCCATGTGGGGCTCGGAGCGGTCCCCGCAGGCCCAGCGGATCATGTGGACCGCCATGTGGTTCAGGGTCTCGTGGACCGGGAACCCCTTGGCGTAGTTGAACCGGCCGTACTTGATGCCACCGCACCCGGCCACCTTGAGGACGCCCAGGAGGCCCACCAGGGGCATCGAGGCGAAGTCGAGGTCCGAGACGTCGGCCGACCGGACCGCCCCGCTGGAGGCGACGAAGTCTGGCAGGGCGTCGGGCTCGGGGGTGGTAACGGTTTCCGCGGGGGGCGCGGCCACGGCCTGCTCGTGGGGCTCGACGAACCCGGCCTCACGCCGCAGGCGGTCGTACATCTTGAGGAAGACGGCCTCGGCGTCCTCGGAGTCCCAGGCTTCGAGGTTGCGGAGGTCGGTCCCGGCGTGCGGGAACAGGGCCGCGTACCGCTCCCACTTGTGCCACCAGTCCGGCAGCGTGCCGTCGGGGCGACGCATGAGGGCCTTGGCCTCCCACCAGAGCAACGCCCGGTCGGCGTCCTTGATGATCCGGTCCGCGGCGGCGTCGTCGGACAGGCCGAAGGTCACGGCGATCACCGCCTCCAGGCGGGCCTCGGCCTCGCGGAAGTGGAGGTACTCGTCGAGAACCTTGAGGGGCCGGCTGATGTCGTTGAGGTACGCCTCGGTGGCGTCGTGCAGGAGTGCCTTGAGGGCGATCATCGGGCCGAGGTGCTCGACCAGGCGGGCGACCAGGACCGAGTGCTGGGCGACGTTGTAGGGGACCTTGGTGTGGCCGGTGTAGCGGTTGATGGCCGCCAGGGCGTGGGCGATGTCCTCGATGTAAATCTCATACGGCCGGGCGTCGAGCGGCCAGAACCGCTCGCCCCTCGACGTCTGGATGAAGTCGCCCTCCCGGACGACCTGGGCATTCCCGCACATGAGCAACGTCCTCGAATGCTGGAGTGTGGATGGAAGGGGATCAGGCCCCGGGGAACCCGAGGTAGTGCAGCTTGGCCCGGCACTCCTCCCGCTCGGCGGAGGACTTGCCGAAGACGAAGGTGAGGGCGTCGTCGAGCCGGGCGGCGTTGCCGATGCCGACCTCGCCGAAGTAGAGGCCGATGGCCTCGCGGTCCCTGGTCGAGAGCGTGACGGCCCCCAGGACGTAGGTCTTGAAGGCCGCCAGGGTGATCGGGAACAGCCGCTCCAGGATCTGGAGGAAAGCACTGGCGTAGCTGTGGGCCTCGTGCTGGGCCGCGTGGCCGGCCGAGGCGTTGACCCAGTCCAGGCCGACCCGCTCGGTCAGGACGTGCAGGGCGTTGCGGAGGTCGATCCGCCAGAAGGTCTGGGTGTAGAGCGACTGAGGCAGGCAGGCCCGGGCCTGTTCCTTGGCGACGCCGAATCGGATCGCCTCGTCGTAGACCGCGACGGCGAAGGACCGGGCGTCCTCCTGGCGGGCGGAGAGGTAGGCGCCGGCCGTCTCCTCGTCCCCCTCGTGGGGGAGCGTCATGCCCAGGAGGTCGTGGGTCCTGTCGTCCGTCAGGGAGGCGACCCGCTGGTTCTCCCAGCCGGTGAACTCCAGGGTCGTGCCCTCGGGGACCTCGGTGACGAACCCGGCCGAGCCCTGCTTGCGGGAGTCGGATTGCTTCCGCCACTCGCCCGGGCCGGTCTCCTGGAACTCGCGGAGGGCCTCCCGGTAGCGGTTGGACCGCTCGGCCATCGAGGCCGTGCGATACCGCTTGACCTGGCCCCAGGTGTGCAGGGGCACCTTCCACTCGATGACGACCTGGGCGAACTCGAAGGGGCTCATCTCCCGCCGACGCATCAGCGAGTGGATCAGCCGGCGGTAGTCGTCCTCGCCCTTCCCCTCCAGCTCGACGCCGCTGGTCGTCCAGGCCGCCCGGCAGATCGAGCGGTCGTCCCCCATCACGTCCTCGACCCGCAGGTAGCCCTTGTCGAGCACCGGGATCGGGCTGGCCTTCAGCTCCTCGAAGGCCGCTTGGTTGGTCAATCCTTCCAGTCCCAAGGTCGTTGCTCCGCGTCAGAGGGTCTTTGTTACCACTGACAGACCAATGATACACCAGTGGACTGGTAAGTCAAGGGGTGGAATCGCCCCCTTCCTCGGATTCCTCGGCCTCCCGGGCGGAGGCCCCGCGGATGATGTCCAGGATGTCGTCGGGGACGGCCTCGGGCTCGGCCGTGGCGGGCTCGGCCTCGGGGTAGGTGACGCCGCAGAGGACGTTGGAGATCGCCTGGCGGGAGACCCCGTAGTGGGCCGCCAGCTCGACCTGGGCGCCGTAGCGTCGGCCCATCGCCTCGAAGGCCGCCCGGATCTCGGCGGCCAGCCGGGCGTCCAGCTTGGGGGCGTTCTCGCCGTTGGCGGGCCGGGGGTAGATCAGCCGGGGAGCCCACCAGTAGGCCATGCCGGCGGCGGCGAGGGCCTTGAGGTGCCGCAGCACGGCCGGCCGGCGGAGCCCGCAGGCGTTCGACACCGCGACCACGTCCACGGGTCCGACCTTGGTGCCGTGCATGACCTGCATGCAGGCGTCGTAGACGTGCAGGGCGTTGGTGGGCAAGTCGATGAAGGGGTCCCCGGGCGTGGCGTCCGGGGCGTCGAGGGTGACGAGTTCCGCCATCGGGGCGTCATTCGGGATCGGGATCGCGTGGTTCACGGAACAGCTCCTGGACCCGGTAGGCCGGAGCCTGGGCCGGGGGCGGCGGCGGGATCTCTTCGCAGTAGCCGCGGTAGCCGGCGGGCACGGGGCCTCGCCGCAGGAACCACTCCGCGTCGGACTCGCAGCAGAAGGGGAGGGCCTCCGATCGGTCGTCCACCGCCCGGCGTCCCCTGGACAGCAGGCGGACGGGGCGTCCGGTCTCCCGGGCGTCCACGAGGACGATGAACCAGGAGTAATCCTCACACCTTGGAATCTTCATCTTTGGATTCCACGAACCTGTCCGGGATGAGCACCTCGACGACCTTGCCCCGCTTGATGATGCGGAGGGCCATCCTGCCGTTGGCCAGCCACGCCTGGCGGTTCTTCTTGAACTCGGGCGTCTCGGCCCCCTTCACCTCGTCGGCGCAGAACGCCAGGCCGGTCGCGGCCACGATCTGGCCCAGGTAGGCGCCCAGGGGCTCGAACGGGTTCAGGATCACCAGGAAGTCGGGGCGGTAGGTGTGGGGCGTGCCGTCGGGTTCGGTGCCCAGGACGAACCGGGGCTGGCGGACGACCTCGAAGACGACCGGGTCCCGGTCGAGCACCTCGGCCCAGGCCGCCTCGGACTTCGAGGGGTAGGTCTCCCCCTTGTAGACGGTCTTCTGGGCGTTGTACTTCTGGCGTCCGAAGGTGAACGCAGGGGGCCGAGGCCCCCGTGCGTTGCCACGCTTGGCCGCCTTGCGGGCGGGCATCAGACCGGCTCCACGACGGGGTCGCGTCGGCGGGCGTATGCGTCGGCCACGGCCCGCTGGATCTCCTGGCGGGCCGACAGCTTGACCGGGTGGGCGACCTCGCGGAACCGGTCCCGGGCGGGCACGGGGCCGGAGGCCGGCAACGCCTCGCCGCAGGCGTTGCAGTAGGACGCCGTGATCCTGTTCGAGTGGCCGCAGCCCGGGCACGGGGCCTGGATCTCCGCGTCGGGCATCGCCACCACCAGCCCCTTGGACGCCTCCACGTACTTGAGGTTGTTGATCTGAACCGAGTCGTTCAGGACGACGGCCGCGAAGGCTTTCACCCTGCTGCCCGCCGCCCGGGTCCCCTCCGTGGGCTGGAGGAAGACCCTCGTCACCTGGATCTGGTCGCCCCGCAACATCGCATCACCTGGCGGCCTTTGCCGCGTACCGGGACACCTTGCTCATGAGAGCGTCGATGGCCTCGGAAGCCTCGGAAATCCTGAGCCCCATCGCCTCGGTGCGTGGCATGCCATGCCGCATCAGCAGCTTGACCTGCTTGTACGTCGCCAGCCCGTGCTTCTTCCGGACCTGGAGGGTGTCGATGCACTTCGACGCCTCGTCCCGGGTCAGGAGGTTCACCTCACGCTCGGGCATCCCGAGCTTCACGAGGTACTCGGCCTGCTTGCCCGAGACCATCGTCTTGAACGCATTCAGATCCTTGCGGACCTTCTCCCCGTTGTGCTTGCCGATCACGGCCCCGGCCAGGGGGTCGAACGCATCGAACTTGATCTTGGCGTCCGCCTTGGTCACGACGACCCCGGTCTCCTCCTCGGCCTCGGCCGCCGCCTTGGCCGCCCTCGCGGCCTTGGCCTTCTCCAGCTCCTCCGCCTTGCGGACCGCCTCCTCGGCCTTGCGGAGGGCCTCCTCGGGGTCGACCGGGCCGGAGCCGGCCTCGACCATCGCCTGGACCTGCCGCTCCATCTCCTCCAGGAGGTTGGTCGCCGTGCCGTCGGGCACGACCAGTCCATAGGGGGAGACCAGCTTGTTCCGGTTCCTGTCCGTCTGCCACGCGAAGTCGATGTAGAGGCAATGGTCCTTGCCGTTGGCGTCGTCGCGGCGGGTGCCCCGCCCGATCATCTGGGCGAGGAGGGCCGCGGAGCAGGTGGCCCGGCAGAGGGCGACGCACCGCACCGAGCGGCAGTCCCAGCCCTCGGTCAGTAGGTCACAGTTGCAGATGTATTGGAATTTGCCGGCGTCGAAGTCGTCGAGGATGTCGTCCAGGCCGGGCCGGTCCCCCCAGACGGCCTTGGCGACGTCGTTCTCGCCCGGGACCCAGGCGTCCCCCAGGACGTGGCGGTTGATGGCCTCGGCCGCCATCTTCGAGCACTTCACGCCGGGCAGGAACAGGACCGTCTTGCGGTCGCCGGCCTCCTTCACGACCGACTTGACGATCGGCCCGAGCCGCATCGAGACCCGGTCGGCCAGCTCCTCGTCGGAGTAGTCGCCGCCCCGGGTCGAGATCCCGCGGAGGTCGATCTTGACGTCACTCTTCACGAACATGGGCCTGACCAGGGCTCCGATCCCGATCGCCTCGGGCAGGGTCATCTGGTCGAAGACGGCCGGGAAGACCTCGCCGAGGTTCGAGCCGTCCGCCCGCTCGGGGGTCGCGGTGTAGCCCAGCAGGCGAGCCCCGCCGGAGCCGGCCCGGAAGTGGGCCAGGATGCGTCGGTCCCCCTTGGCGGTGATGTGGTGGGCTTCGTCGCGGACCGCCAGGCCGAACATCCCCCGGTCCCACCGGGCGATCCGGCCGGGGTGCAGGGTCTGGGCGGAGGCGACGACGGCCATGACGGGCCGGGCGAACATGCCGGTGGACGAGTCTTCGATGGCCCGCCGGCCGCAGTGGCTCCCCTGCTCGCGGACGCAGTGGACCCCCATGAACTCCAGGGTCCCCATCAACTGCTTGACCAGCTTGTCACGGTGGACCCACACCAGGGTCCGCCAGCCCAGGGCCTCCCAGGCGTATCGGCAGTGCAACGCGATCTCGACCGACTTGCCGGTGCCGGTCGGCTTGACGACCAGCCCGGCCTCGCCGCCGTCGTCCAGGATGGCCTTCCAGGTCTTGAGGAAGGTCGCGGTCTGGTGCGGGTGGGGCGTCAGGGGCAGGGACGACTCGGCCAGCCAACGCTCGGGGGCCAGGAAGGCCCCGGGGGACGACGCCCCCGGGGTGAAGTCCAGGTCGGTCACGTCCCCGCCCAGCAGGGAGTGGTCGAGGTCGGCCATGTCGAAGAGGCTCGGCTGCATCCTTCCACTCCCCCGCGATGGAAACCGTTACCGCCCGGACGCCCGCCCCGATCAGCCCGTGAACCCGTTGCCGCAGCACTTCGAGCAGGTCCCCTTGGACCCCTTGCCGGAGCCGTTGCAGTCGCGGCAGACCTTCCAGGTCCGCGGGTGCGGGATGGCGACGAGGTGCCGCATCAGGCCCGACATCGGGCCGACGTCGCCCGGGTTGGCGTTGGCCTTGAGCAGGGTCCGGGCGTGCTTGGCCGCCTGCTCGCAGGGCAGGCTCTTGGCGAAGGTCCAGTAGAGCCGCAGCTCCCGCTCGACCGCCTTGCGGGCGTCTCCGGAGACCAGGGAGTAGGCTGGGATGGACTCGCACCACTCCTCGAAGGTCATGTCCTCCTCGGGGATCTCGCCGTCGCCCGAGTCGTCGCCCTTGCCCTTGCCGGGCTTCGGGGCCGGGGCCTCGTCGTCGCCCTCGTCGCCCTCGTCGCCCTCCTCCTCGTCCTCGCCCTCGTCGTCCGAGGCGTCCGGGGCCGGCTTGGGGGCCGGGGCGGGCTTGTCCTTGACGACGCCGGACAGCTCGTCCTTGACCTTGGCCACGAACGGGTGGGTGACGCCGCACGCCTCGGCGATCTTGCGGTTGGAGAGCTTCTTCCAGCGGGAGTTCGCCAGCAGGACCATGACGGCCTTCTTCTTGTCCGCGTTGGTGACGCGGAGGCCGTTCTGGAGGTTGCAGGAGGCGGCGTAGAGGATCGCGTCGTCGAGGTCCCCCTCCTTGACCAGGACCGTGACCTCGGTCAGGCCGGCCAGGATCATGGCGGCCAGCCGGTGGAACCCGTCGGCCAGCCAGTAGGTGAGGGTCCGGCCGTCGAAGAACACGACCGGGGGCGGCAGCTCGCCGCCGTCCTGGATGACGGCCAGGTAGCTCTGGACCGTCTCGTCGTCCTGGCGGCACCGGAGCTGGCACCGCGGGTCCCGCTTGATCTCCTCGACCTTGAGGAGGGTCGGGACGCCCTCGCGGATCTCCTTCATCAGGGCGGCGACCGCACCGGCCGAGCCGCCGACCTTCTCGGCCATCTCGCGGACGCTGGGGACGGCCTTGCCCTCGGCCTCGCACTCGGCCAGGGCCGCCTTGATCTTGACCTTCAGTTCGCTGCTGGCCATCGCGTCGCTCCCGGTAATCGTTTCCATCTTCCAGTTGTTCTCCGTCCGACGTGGGTATTATACCAGTGTACTGGTGGTAATCAAGAAAAAACTTCCGGTGGACAGGAAAAATTCACCGGGCTCCGACCAGGACGCTGTCGCCGGCCGCGTTGCAGGCGTCCATCCAGGTCGAGTACCGGCCCAGGGCGGCCCCCAGGTCGAACAGCGAGAGGGTCAGGCCCTTGCCGGGTTCGTTGTACAGGCCCTTGGCCGGGTGGAACCGGGCCGAGGGGTGGCGGTCCGGGCGGTCGATGGCGTGGGCGTCCATCCAGCCGGCCGGGTTCGGGCGGGTCGAGGCCAGCCGCAGGCCGCAGTCCACGGCGAACCACGTCTTGGCCTCGGGCGACATCGCGTCCAGGACTTCCCTGCGGTCGTGGTGCCGCTTGCCCCGGTAGGTGATCCGCGGGCCGGCCGGGGGCATCGGCTCGACCTTCCGCTCGCGGGGGGCGTTCACCTGGAGGACCCACCTCGGCAGCGTCGCGGGCTCGTCGAGGTCCCCCGGGGAACGCCCGGGGATGAACTCGTAATGCCGCTTGACTCCGTCGATGCGTTTGTACGACGGCGGGGCGATGGCCAGCTTGCCGCACCCGATCAGCTCGACCCCCTGGTGCTCGCCCGGACCCTTCCAGAGTTCCCGGGACGGGACCCGGGCCACGCCGGCCGGGGGCCGGAACCAGAGGTGCAGGCCGCCGCGGGGCGTCCGCACGGCCCAGGTCCGCGGGCACCCGAGCACGTCGGCCCAGCAGGCCCAGCAGGACCGGCCGGCCTCGCCGTCGAGGTCCACGACCACCAGGCCCCACTTCACCCCGGTGGCGAGCTGGATGTTGCCGTTGGGCCAGAGCGGCCCGCCGAGGAAGGATTCCGGGATGCCGTCATCCCGGACCTCGGTGTACCCCTCCATGCCCTCCCACCAGGGCATCCGCCGGCCCGGGCAGGAGGGCAGGGGGTTGTACCCGCGGGCGTGATACCAGCGGGCGAAGGGGAGGGCCTTGGCCCTCTGGGATTCGGTATCGATCATGTCTCCGCCCCGTGGAAACGGCCCCGCACAAGCCGGGGCCGGAACCCTTGCTACGTCGCCGGACGGGCCGCCTGACTCAGATGCCCAGCTCGCGGGCGTAGCGTCGGCGGGCGACCTTGCGGTTCCTCCAGAACCGGCGGCATGCGGCGAAGAACCCGACGTCCGTGCGGGGGAGGTCGGGCACGAGGTCGGGGGCCAGGTGCCGGGCGGCGGTCGCCCACTCGGCGAACCACCGGAGGGTCTCGCAGAGGCCGGCGTGCATCCGCTCCCGCCTCGCCCGGATCGCCACGCAGACCGCGATGGCGACCTCGGGCAGGCCCTGGTCCCGGCAGTCCCGGGCGTAGTCCACGAGGTTGCGTTGCGTCTCGGTCAGGGAGGTGTCCCGGGACAGGCTGGAGAGGATCACGTCGGCCCAGTGGCCGGCCCCGGCCAGGATCGCGTCGGACCGCTCGGCCAGGGCGTCCCGGACCTGCCGGTCGGAGGCGGCCGGGCCGGCGATCTCCAGGACGTCCGAGAGCCGGGGGTAGTCCCGCTCGGAGGCGAGGTTGACGAGCCGGGTGGCGTTGGTCGAGGGCATCGCGTCGTTCTCCGTCGAATGAAATTATCGTGATGGGAGAGACATCAGCGTCAGAACAGGGAGGACTGCAAGGCCCGCGTGGCGTCGGATGGGCCGTCGGGTCCGGGCTCCAGGGAGCACCCCATGAGCCTGGCCTTCATCGCCCGGGCCTCTTCGAGGTAGGGCGTCAGGAGGGCGACGTCGTCGCACAGCGAGACCGAGTGGATCTCCGGCCCGCCGGCCTGCTTGACGAGGTGGGCGACCCCCGAGAGGGCCTGGCCGATCTGCTTGCCGTCGATCTTCCTGGCCCTGGACAGGGGGTTCTGGAGGCGGGCGATCTCTTCGAGGAGCTTCAGCAGCTCTGCCCGGAGGTTCCGGGCCGCCGGGTCGGGGGACCACGGCGGCTCCGGTGCCCCGGCCGGCTCGGGCCGGTCGGCCGGGGGCTCAGTATCCCCCGCGGTCCCCTTCCCACTGCTCGCCGCCCCCGCCGGACGGCACGCCCCGCATCGACGCGACCTTGCCCATGAGGGCCTCGAAGGCGTCCGGGATGGCGTTGTCCGGGAGGTCGTAGATCTTCTTGGTGCCGATGGCGTTCTCGGTCCAGCCGACGAGGAACTCGATCAGCTCCCCCTTGCCGTCGGGGCCGAGCTTCTCCTCCTCGGCCTTGGCCCGAGCCCAGAGGTGCTTGGCCGTCTTGGGCGGCCCGAAGTCCCGGCCTCCGCCCTGGCCGCCGCCATTGCCGCCGCCATTGCCCTGCGGCCGGCCCCCGCCGTTCCCGCCGCCCTGGTAGCCGTTACCGCCCCCGTTGCCGTTGCGGTAGCCGCCCCCGCCGTTACCGCCGCCGCGTGGCGCCTGGGCCGGAGGGGCCTGGGGTTCCTGGCCGCCGTTGGCATCGCGGACGAAGTCGGGCACGCCGTCGCGGTAGAGGTAGCGGGCCACGCCGAACTTGGCCGCCGCCCGCTTGAAGGCGTCCGACTCGCCGCCCTTCTCGGCGTCCTCGCCCACGCTGGAGGCCGTGACCCCGATGCCGGCCTTGGTGACGGACACCCACTCCTTGGTGGCCGGGTCGACCAGCTTGAGGGTCAGCTTGCACTTGATCGAGTTGTCCCGCATCACCTCGTAGTCGTCCTCCCAGTTCTCCGGGCCGACGACGTTGTCCAGCCGGTTCATGGCCGTCCGGGCGGTGATGTAGGACAGCATCGTCCCCCGCTGCCCCTGACGCTGCTTGACCTCCCCCTGGTCGAACTCCTGGGCCAACGCCGCGAAGACGTCCGCGAACTGCGTCTCTTGGGACATCGTCTCGTTCCCCCTGGGCGGGCCTGCCGGCCCGATGGTGTGGTGCTGGGCGAACCTCGCCCCGACACGACCATTATTGCTCCAGTGGGGTGGAAAGTCAACACCGTGACAGGAAAATCGTTGGTGGTCGGAAAATTCTGCCAGTGGGATGGCACAACGCAAGCCGAAGGTCGTATTGGGGTGGTGGGGTGGATTATTCCGCCCCGACTTCCCTTGACTTAAGGGCGTAGTTTCACCAGTATTGCCGTGTCCGGGTGGATTTCCCCCGGACGGCAGCAACGCGGAGAGGAGCGGACCATGACGACGGTGGAGAAGCTCAACGCCTTCCTGGCGGAGAAGCAGTGGAAGCCGGCCCAGCTCGGGCGGGCCGCCAACATCGGCTCGAACCGGGCCGCCGACATCGTGGCCGAGCGGTTCCGCCTGGTCTCGATCGAGTACCTGAAGCCGCTAGCCGACGCCCTGGCCGCCGGCCTGCCCGACCGGGCGGTGTCGCTGGACTGGCTGGTGGACGACGACCAGGACTACCCGCCGCCCTTGCGGGACAAGTCGGCCGCCCGGCCGCCCCTCACCCCCATCCAGGAGCGTCTGCTCTCGGCCGCCGCCATGATGGGGGAGGAGTACGCCCTCAAGCGGGTGCTCGGCGTCCCCGAGGACCGCGAACTCCCGAGCCCGGGCGGGTTCGTCCCCGTCCCCTCGGAGACCCGCAAGGTGGACGTGCCGCCGGCACCCGCGGCGGCACCAGGCCCGGTCGGGACCGCGGGGCTCGCGGGCGTCAGCCGGCGGAAGGCAGCGAAGTGACCTCGGGGTCCCGGGAGACCGTGACCGCCTCCTCGTCGGTCAGGTGCCCGATCCCCCGGATGTGACAGGTCGAGAGCCCCGAGGCGTGGTGCACGGCCTTGCAGCCCGACAGGGGGCAGAGGCCGCACCCGCCTGAGCCCAGGTCGCACGTCCGCCAGACCCGGACCACCGTCGTCCAGGGCGGAGTGCCCGCCGTCGGGGGCACTTCATCGACGTGCACCGCGATCGGCCGGGGTCCGAGGTGCGTCCTCGCCCCGTCCGAGCCCACGAGGAACAGGCCCGGCCCCCGACGATCCTCCCGTCGCCCCATCGATCCCCCTCCAATTTTAAGCGTCCACCCGGATGCGTCCCCGGGGCCATCGCCGCCCCGGGGTCCCATCAGCCCATCGACGCCGCATTGCATGCACACGGCAGGCTGAATGCACCCGATCATAGGAGTCCGTGCAACCGTCGTCAAGTAGCTACCTCTGGACAAAATCGTCCATTGCCCTAACCCTTTCGCCGATAGGACTTGGGTTCGGAATCCGGATTCGGGTCCTCCGGGGATTCGGGGGTAGCGAGTTGTCTCCGGTAACGGTCCACACGGGCCTGGGCCTCGGCAAGGGCCTGCCCCCGGAAATGCCCGTAGACCTTCTCGATCATGGCCACCGAGGTGCCGGCCATCCGGGCCACCAGGGCGATGTCCAGGCCCGCCATCAACGCCTCGCTGATCCAAAGATGGCGGAATGAATAAGGGGTGATACCCTCCCGCAACCCCGCCCGGACCGTGGCGGCCTTGACCCGGTGGTTGAGGGCTTCGAGGGTCCAGGCCCTGCCGTCCTCGCGGCGGAATATCGGGTCGTCCGGGCGACGGCCCCCGCAGAGCCGGCCGATGATCCGGGCGGCCTCGGCGTTGAGCTGGACCGTGCGGGGCAGGGGGTCCTTGAGCGTCTTCTCCCGCTTGTGCCGGCCCAGGACCAGCGCCTGGATGCCGGCCTGGTAGTCCCGGACCCTGGCGTCGATCAGCTCGGACGTCCGGGCGCCGGTGGCGTGGTAGCACCGCAGGATGTCGAGCATGCAGGGGACGCACTCGGCCTCCAGGGCCGCGACCTCCCCGGGCGTGGGTAGGTCGGACTCCAGGAGGGGCCTCGGCCCCACCTTGACGTGCTCGGCCGTCCGGAACGGGTCGAACCCGGGGGGGAGCCAGCCACGCCGGGCGGCGAGGTGGACCATCGACCGGACCGTGACCGAGTGCTTCCGCACGTAGACGGGCGGGTAGGCACGGGCCAGATCCGCCTGGAACGCCTCCAGGTCGTCGGCGGTGATGGACAGGGCCGGCCGGGTCCCGTAGGCGTCCCGGAACCGCTTCAGGTGCCCCCGCTGGACCGAGAGGGACTTGGCCGCCCGGTGCCTGGCGACCCACTCCAGGTAGGTCTCCGCCAGGGCGTCCACGGACGGCCCCGCAGAAGCCCCCTGGAAGCCCCCAGGGGCGATCGTGGGCGTGGATGGGCGTCCAGGCCCTCCCGGGGCCTCGGAGGGCTCCGGCGGGGCGTGGAGGGCCTCCAGCAGGCGACGCTGGGCCTCCAGCCTGGACACCTCCCCGACCCGGCCGTAGTTCCGGCCCTTGCCCCCCGCCTCGCTGTACCAGTACCCTTGACGTGGACGGACCTGCGGCTGTCGTCCCATGCCCCGCCTCCGCGGGGCCTCTTCCCGGTCCAATCCGGCTAGGAATCCGGCTATCGTCGCCCGATCCCAACCCCCATCCCCTCAAATTCCCTAGGATTCAAGGCCGTGGCCGACGTGGCGGAACGGGATACGCAGAGGACTTAAAATCCTCCGGGGGGCTACCCCCATGTGAGTTCGACTCTCCATGCCACGAGCCCATAAATCCAGACAGGAAATCGGTTTGCGTCTGGGGTTCCGGACGTTCCGGGGCGAGGCCCCCTTGCTCCAGGAAGCCGGAAACCGGACCCGCCACGCGGCGAATCCGGCTAGGAATCCGGCTAGGAATCCGGCCGCCAAAGCGACTGGGCAATCCTATGGGGGGCCGGGCCGGTTTCAAGCCGCCGAGAGCTGGCCCGCGAATCCCGGGCCGCCGGGGGCCGGGCAGACCTCCCCCTCGGCGGGGACGTAGTCCGGGACCTCGGTGAACGTCTTCCTATTAATGATGTAGCTGAGGCTGGCCTTGGTGATGCCGTATCGATCCTCCAGCTCCCGGAGCTTCCAGCCCCCGTCCTTGAGGTAGCGGATGTAGGCCGCGTCGGCGTTGCTGATCTTCGCCCGGCCCGACCGCTCGCCCCGGCCGTGGGTGCCGTGGCGGTCCCGGTCCGCCGCGTTCTCCCGCTTGGTCCCGTAACGCAGGTTGCCCAGGCGTGGGTTGGTCGGGTCGCCGTCCCCGTGGAGCACCTCCTGGCCCTCGGGGCACGGACCCACGAACGCCAGCATGACGACCCGGTGGACCTTGAGGGTGAACTTCTTCCCGCCCCGCCGGAGGTCGAAGGCCGGATAGCCCCGGATCAGCCGCGACTTCAGGGGCGTCCTCGGGGCGCCCGGCCAGCACGAGTAGGGGACCCCGTCCGAGCCGATCTCGTAGTTCGGGAACCCGGGGATCGGCCGGTACTCGACCGCGGTATCCGTTTCCACCATCATGTTCGGTATCCTCCTGATGAATGTCGATGCGTGAGGGGACGCCCCCGCCCGAGGGCGGCGGGGGCTCGGGGCGGGTCAGGCCGCCTTGCGGCGGGGGGAAGGCGAGGGGGCGACCAGGGGGTCGATAGGCAGGATCATCGCCCCGCCCTCGGGGAGGACCGGGGCGGGCTTGAAGAGTTGGGGCTGGGCCGAGCCGCCCCAGTGGACCGGGGTGTCGCGGACGTCCACCGCCCAGCCCGGCTCGCCGTTGACGTCCACGATCCCGGCGGCATCCGGGTTCACGGCGGCGTCGAAGGCGTTGTCGAGGATCAGGGTCGCGGGGGTCGCCTTCATCGGACCCCACTGCTGCCCGACCGTGCAGAGGCTGACCCCGCCGTCCCCGACCCCGGTCGTGTCGAAGTCCACCAGCCTGAGCGAACTCTTGCCCAGGGTGCCGCCCCGGCTGATCTTGATGCCGATCGGGAACTGGGAGGTCTCGGCGTCGATCCCCCAACGCTCGATCGAGCACTTATTCGTAATCATGTAGAACTCGGACCCGAGTTCGAGGTGGGTGTCCGCCCCGAACACGTCCGAGATCCGGAACTCCGTCTCCCGGGTCCGGAACAGGGTCCGGCCCGTCACCTGCATGTTCAGCCGCTGGGCGACGAACAGGCCGGTGTCGAGGCTGACGCCGCAATCCCCCTGGAACTTGAACTCGACCTCATCCATGTAGGTCGTGTAGACCGTGTTCCGCAGCACCTGATCGGCGCCGCGGGCGAACCCGAAGAGTTGGCACTTTTCGATATGAAGGTCGTACTGCTGGCCGATCGTGATCGCCGAGCCGTATCGGTTGCCGCCCTGGTGCTCGATCCGCATCCCGGTGATGTTGGCGGGGGCCGAACTCCACCAGGGTCCCCAGCGGTTGTCGAGCAGGAACCCGAAGCCGTCGGAGTTGGTGTGGCCCGAGGGGGAACTCTTCCACTGCACCAGGCCGTCGTTGCCGGTCGCCTTGGCCGGCAGCACCAGGACCGCGAAGTCCCCGGCGAAGGGGCGGACATACGAGGTGTAGTCGTTCCTCGGCTGGCCGTCATTGCGGACGGCTGGCGTCCCGACCGCGACCCCGGTGGGATACCGGAGCAGGTCGATGTACTTGAGCCCGTAGACCGCGAAGTCCCTGGCCGCCTCGCTGCCCGCGTTGGTCATCCCCACGCCGTTCTCGCCGCAGAGGGGCTCGAACAGCCGGTAGCCGGGCTTCCAGGTCGCCCCGGCCTTGGACACGTTCGTGGCCACGGCCCCGGTGGCGTGGTCATACGCCTGGACCGCCGCGGAGTCGAAGTCGAGGACCACCGCCCCCTTCTGGGTGGGGGCCGTCGAGGTGTACCACGAGACCACCGTGCGGTCCGAGGCCCCGCCCCGGCCGGTCATGTGGAGGTCCCATCGACCGTTGACCTTGTTGTAGAACAGTTGGAACGGGCCGGGAGGGCCGTTGAACCACCCCCGGGACCCGTTGACCTCGCCCGAGGTGAAGTTGGGGCCGAAGACGAAGGCGTACTCGATCGTGAACTTCCCGACGTTCCGGAAGAACCCGGGGCCGGTCTCCGGGTGCGGCTTGGGCCGGCCCAGGTCGAAGGGGGAGCCGCGGAACGAGAGGGAGCGGACCCCGCCGAGGTTGATGCCGTAAGCCTTGCCGGCCGCCGGCACCGCGGTCGCGTCCAGGACCCCGAACGCATCGACATACGCCGCGTCGTTCTCGGCACGGCGGGGGACACCGGCGTAGACGCCGTAGCCGCCCAGGAAGGTGAGGCACGAGCCGTCCACCCCCCGGATGCCGACCCCCTTGTCGAGGAAGACCGGGCGGGAGAGGCGGAAGCCCTGGGGGTCCGGCGGCACGTAGATTTGGGCCTTGAGGCCCAGGCGGTAGCTGCCGACCCCGCCGTTGGCCAGGAGGTCGGCGTAGGCCGCGTCCACGGCGGCCTGGACGGCCCGGGCGTTCTTCTCGAACTGGGCGGCCCGGTCGGCCGCCGGCAGGTCGAGGAGCTGGCCGGGCACGGCCCCGAACTTCCGGATGTCGTAGCGTTCCTGGTACTGCGGGGCGGGGGCGGGGTCCTGGGCCTGGCCCACGCCCGGCAGGGCGAGGGCGACGACGGCCGCCAGGGTGCCTAGGAGCGAGAATCTCTTCACGTCATCGAGTCCTGATACGTGGTGAGGTTCCCTTCGCGGATACCTTCGATGCGGTGCGGGTCGGGTCAACGGGAGGCGAGTTCGGCCTGGGCGAGGAGGTAACGCCGGACGCAGGCCGAGCGGCGGAAGAAGGCCCGCTCCTGCCGCCCGAAGGCGGCGTCGGCCTCCCAGTGCTTCCGGGTGGCCTTGATACGCTCCGGCGTGATCGCCGGACGGCGGCGGTGGCCGTAGTAGTCGGCCGCCCGGTTCGGCAGGGAGCCGAGGGGGCGGAGGCCGCGGGCCTTGCGGGAGATCCGGCCCTCGCGGGTCCGCTTCTCGACGTCCTCCTTCGAGGCGGCGAGGGCGATGGCCTGGGCGGCGAGGGCGATCCTGCGGGCCGCGACGTCGAACGCTTTCATGCTCAATCTCCTCGAATCAGTCGGTGAAGGAATGTGGACTGGAAACCGTTACCACCCCGGATCAGAAGGGCATGGCCTCCGACTCGGGGATGGTCTCGGCGTACTCGACCGGGCCGGGCAGGCGGCGGGTCTGGCCGATCTTCTTGAGGACGGCGAACTCGCCGCCGTGGACGCGGGTGAGGCGGCGGGCCTCGGCCTCGGCCTTGGCCTCCTCGCCGTGCCAGACCTTGAAGTTCAGAACCTCGTGGCCGAGGTTGACGACGGCGTACTGCTCGACGGCCTCGAAGGGCTGGGCGGGCCTGGATGGCTCAGGGTCGGGCCTGTAACCCGGGGCCGGGGTCACGACCGCGTGCGGGGTGATGACGGCAGTGTCGCCCCGGACGAGGAGCTTGATCTCGTCGCCCATCAGCTCGATGACGGGCTTGTCGCGGTGCTCGGACCAGGGCGTGCTCGACTTGGCCTTGCGGTAGTCGTCGATGGCTGCGGAGATCAGGTAGGCGGCGAGGGTCGAGAGGTCGCCGTCGCAGTCGCGGTGCTCGGCGACCGAGGATAGCCACCACGTCTCGACGTCGCCGCCCGGGCAGACCCGGTAGTGGACCTGGCGGTCGCCCAGGCTGACGATCTCGACCGGGTTGCGGACCAGCCCGGCCGTGGAGGTGTCCGGGGCGACACGGCCCTCCAGGGCGGCCAGGAGGGTCCGGCCCAGCAGGCGGTCCGGGGCGTAGCCGGACTGGGCCATCGTCCGGATCGTGCCCTCGTCGTGGCGGTAGGTGGCCCCGCCGACGCGGTAGCGGACCGCCCTCCAGTCTCCGGGCTCGGTGAGGATCTCCAGCAGCTCGAAGTCGGGCAGGCCGTCCACCGACCGGACCACCGTCCTCTGACACTTGTCGTTGCACATGGCCAATACTCCGGGCTCCCCCGCCATGTATTCACTCGTTAGGAGTGGGTTACTTGGCAGGCTGTGAATGTCTGAGTCTCGGGGGGATGCCGCTCCCGGGTTCCCGCCTGCTCGCCTTGGGGCCGCCTTTGTTCGTCCCGCCCGGATCGGGCAGGCATGGCTTGTGACCGGGACGCTGCCGGATGGAGGATCGATTACCTCCGCGTCGCCCGGGTTTCTCCCCGCCCGGGATTCCCGGACAGGGCACGGCCTACTGGCTCGCAGACTACGGCCGCCCCCGCACGGCCTAGGCACCCGGTCGCCAGGGAGGTTTGGACCTGGCAACGGCGATTAACCCGCTCGCTTTTGGGTCGGGTGAAGGAGCGTGGCCCGGCCGGCAACCGCTTCCGCTGCCGGCCTGACGAACCCGCCCCCCGGCACGCCCGGGAGGTCCCCCCGATCGGCCCTCTCGCCGCTCGGCATGGGAATAATACCTGTCCACTGGTGAAGAGTCAACGGTCCACCGGAAAAAAGTTCCGGTCAACCACTGGACGACCGGCGGACTGGTGGTATAATCCCTGCGTGGTCGGTCGTGTCGGCCCCGGGGAGTGGTGGCGTGCTGTATCCCGATCAGGTCCTGATGGCGGCGACGAGGCTCTCGCTGGTCTCCTGCCCGACCCGGCTCAAGATCCTCCTGGCGTTGGATGACGTCGAGGAGATGGCGAGCGGCGAGGTCGCGGTCGTGACCGGGGAGTCGAAGGCCGTGGCCAGCCTGCACCTGATCGAGCTGGAGCGGGCCGCCGCGGTCGAGAGGCGGCGGAAGGGCAAGCTGCGTCTCTACCGCGTCACGAGCCTGGGTGCGGCGTTGCTGGAGGCGGCCGAGGTCGCCGTGTCGAGGTAATCGTTACCGGAGGTGCTCATGTCCTTGCTTGTCGCCTGCCCCGTCCTGCTGTTCCTGGCCGGCGTCGTCCACCTCGCGGCGTGGTTCGCCGACTCCAGGCCGCCGGGCCTGACCTTCCGCTTCCGCCTGAGCATCGACGACAGCGACCACCGCGGATCGGCCTTCGTCGGCCTCCCCGCCCTCCTGGTCGCAGCCGCCGCCATCGTCACCCTGCTGGGCCTGGCCGGGTTCATCCCCTGATATGAGGAGATCGTGATGAAACTGAGTGCCCCCTACGTCCACGGCCTGCTGGGGGCCGTGGGGTTCTGGCAGCAGGGGTGGAGCCCGTTCCTGGGCTTCTCGGCCGGCATGTTCACCGGGGCCGTGGGGTTCAGCCTCATCACCCTGGCCATCGCCGCCCGGACCGTCGCCGCGAAGGAGGCCCGATGACCGTCGTGTCCTGCGTGGCCATCGCCCTGGCCTTGATCCTCGGGGTCCTGGTCGGCGTCGTCGGCGGCATCATCTGGTTCATTAACGAACTCACCAGGGGGCTCTGATGATCTCCACCCTCCTGGGCGTGGTCTTCTTCGTGGGCTTCATGACCACCATGCTCGGCGGCGTGATGCTGTTCTTCATGCTGCTGTCATGGTGCGAGGAACGCCTCCTCCGGCACTTCCGGATGACCCGGGAGTTCATCCTCTTCGTCCGCTACCGTGCCCTCCGAAGGCTCAAGCTGAAGAGGAGGCCGCGATGCTGATCTGCCACCGCTTCCACTTCGGCACTCCCCACCAGATCGAGCTGCGGGACGCGGAGGACGGGTCCGTCCAGGTCCGCGTCGGCCACAACGGGCCGTGGAGGCCCACCCGGTTCGCCTCGATCGACGAGGCCGAGAAGGCGGTCCAGGAGTACGACCTGGCCGCGGATTTCCTGAGTCGGCTGTATCGTCACACCACTGACGGGAAAGGATGATCCGATGAGACGGGGCTTCACCCTGATCGAGCTGGCCGTGGTCCTGGTGATCCTGATGATCCTGGCGATGGTCGGCTTGGGCGCCTACGACGCGGCCTCGGCGCAGCCCGAGGACGTCCCGGGCGAGGTGGTGTCCCTGGAGCACCAGGCGGGCTCGCATGCCGTGTCCTCGGGCGTGACCTTCGGCAGCAATGGGCGGGTCCGGCCCGTGGTCATGTCGTCCTCGACGGCGGAGCGGTGGCTGGTCGTCTTCCGCGTGCCGGGCGACGCCGGCACCGCCCGGACCAAGGCCGTCCGCTGGGCGTCCCTCAAGGTCGGGGACCCGATCACGGTGCGGTACTTCAGGGGGCCGCTCTCGGGCACCGTCTACGGGATCGAGGTCCCGTGATGGACGTCCGGCCCGGCGACCGATGGCTCCGGATCGAGGCCCCGCATTACGTCGCGGCGGCCTCGTTCCGTTGGATGCATGGCCGGCTCGAATGCGTCGATCCCGCCCCGATCCTGCGTTGGATGCGGGGCAAGACCTGGGCCGAGGTCCGGGCGTGGCTGGCCGGTAAGCGTTACCCCTGGGCCTGGCTGACGTCAGATCCAGAGACTCGCCTCCCAGGCGATTCGGGCTAGATGTCGTTCACTCCGCTTCGGATTTTGTTGACGAGCAGATCCACCATATCCTTCATGTAGCCCCCCTCGGTATGCAGGGCTTGGAGGAACTGGAGAGTCCTTTTGGCGGGGCCTTCCAGAGACCATTTATTCTCTTCAAAGAAGGACGGATTAACCATTTGGGTTACATGGGTTCCATTGTAAACAATAACACATGACACAAATTTACAGTTATTGAATGCATGACCGTCCAGCACGACAGTCTGGTTCATGAATGTCTCGTCATCGTGCACGATGAGTGGCGGCTCTGGCTGACCGGTTGGTCGTGACGCCAGGGAACGAATCCTGAATTCGCGGTTGAGCTTCGGGATGGGGCTGGTCCGCTGTTGGCCGGGTGGTGGCGTCGGCATGCGGACGAAGTCATGGGTGAGAGTCCATCCGCCCGCAACATCGTCAAGCTCAAGATCGTGCGGCCCGTCCGCCGAGGACATCACCGCTTCCTCGATGTTGATCTCCATGCCGAGGCCATACTTGATCAGTCTCCCACTGCCGCCGACGTGAGCCCGGTAGTACCGGTCCAGTTCGCCGCTGAACGTATTGAGCGGGAACGGCCCGTTGTACGACGATTCGGGCGCGAGCCGGACCTCGATGGGCTCGACACTGTAATCGGTGCCGAACGGCTGTCTGCACTCAATGCAGGCGTCCGTGTACTCCCGCCCGTTCACGACGAGGTCGAAGTAGACCCGAGCGACCAGATGGTCTTGGGAATGTCCGGTGCTCTGGATGGTTTGGGAGACGATCTCGAAGCCCTTGAAGGTTACTCGAAATTGCATGTGGATTGCCGCGAAAGATGTTCGACGAGGGAGCCATCACACCTCGGGGAATGGGAAGAGCGGCTCGAAGCCCTGTGCTGTTGGCGTATCGGTGCGGTGATGGGCGCACGGCCAGTGTGTCCATTGTATCAGCAGGTCTGGCCGTTCGGCAACCTTAGAAACTCACTTGCTTGAACCACCGGATCGGAATCCCTTGGGCTATCCCAGGCCCTGGCCCTTCTCGATCAATCCCCAGATCCTCATCTGAACGAAGACTTCGCATAGGTATCTCTCGACCCATTCACCGATCCCCGGCGACGACGACTCGCGGTTGCCGGCGACGTTGAGGATGGCCACGCCGTTCGAGGCGATGAGGCCCGCGACGTGGCCGGGGTCCCACTGCTCCTCGAAGGCGATCTCGGCCAGGAACCGGCCGGCGTGCTTGAGGGTGCAGGCCCGGCCCCGGCTGTCGCCGGAGCCGAACCAGATGGTCGCGTCGGCCGCGGTGGCGTTGACGCGGGTCCTGGGCGGGTACTGCGGGCTCGGGTGCTGGACGGCCCCGAAGTCGTCGGCGAAGTCCGGGCGGGGTCCGTCCTCGGTCAGGAACCCGAGGGGCATGGCCCCGCCGGTCTGGAGGCCGAAGCGGCGGGCGGCCCGCCAGCCTGCTTGATCGGCTCCGGTCTGACCGCCCGAGATCACCTTGCGGAGTGCCTGACGCATCGACGTTCACCTCGCCTTGTACTGGGTGCTGCGGTGCCGCTTCCAGGATCGGCTCTCCTGGCTCTGGATGAGGATATCATCCCACGCCTGGGGGAGCCGGCAAGGGCTCCGCTTGGCCCGGCCGAACTCGGGGTCCCAGGCCCGACGCTCCTGGGTGGTCCGGGGCCTGCGGAGCCAACGCCCGCGGTGGCGGACCCCGCCGAACCAAGTCTGCCCGAACCAGTGGTCATTCAGATCGACGGGCTGATTCTTGTCTCGCCAGCTCATGTCTCGACTCCCGCGGCGGGATTGCCGCTACGGGAAACCGGAGGCGATGCGTCGCATGGTTCACTCCTCGGGCGGCCGGAACTCGGGGATGATCCCCCGGATCGAGCCGATCAGGTCGTCGCGGCCCCGCCTCAACCCCTCGGCCAGGCCGACCTCGTAGCCGACCCGCCCGGCCTTCATGGCGGCCCCGGCCGCCTCGCGGCGTTGATCGCGGTAGAGGCTGTGGATCGACTCGGCCCTCTTGTCGGACGACTTGATGCAGAGGTCGCAGGTCCAGAAGTAGGAGGCGACCGCCCCGACCGCGACGGAGCCCAGGACGACGCCGACGCAGATCAATTCGATCATGATTCTCCCCTGATCTGATCCGAGTCCTCGACTTCGTAGCTCACCCGGACGCGGACGATCTTGCACCGCTCCAGTTGGATCAGGGTCCCCCGGAGCTTCGCCCAGTCCTTGGCCCACGCGAGCCGGGACCGGGCCTCGGGGATGCGGTCGAAGAGGGCGGCCTGGACGCCGGACTGGTCGGCGAAGTCGCCGAAGGCGGCGACCCGCTTGCCGCCCCTCTGGACGAAGAACCCGGTCTCGGGGTCGACGATGGCGTGCTTCCGCTCGCAGCCTCGCATTTGGCCCTCCGTTTCTCGGCGTCCTCGGCCATCCGGCCGATGCGGGCCTCCAGCTCCTGGCGGCCCATCTCGACCGCGACCTTGTCCATCCGTTCGAAGTATTCGCCCAGGTCCGAGCCGTGGACGATCACCAGTTGGATCGAGCGGCCGTCCTCGCCGGGGAAGACCAGCATCTTGCCCGGGCGGAGCCACGCCAGGGCCTCGCGGAACCGCGGCCCCAGGTCGGCCAGCTCCCTCTCGGTCAGGTGTCGTTCCAGCACCGTCCGGCCTCCCACGGGTCGATGTCCGCTCCACAGGATCATTCTACGCTCGAAACCGTCCTGCAGGGACATCGCCCCTTGAAAGATTCCAGTCTGGAGGTATAATCCACCTGTGGAGTGGCGATTCACCCCGGCGGAGGGCGGACTCATGATCGGTTCCCTGGACCTGATCGCGTCGAAGGCGGAGTCGGGCGGACTGACGGACCCCGGGGAGCTGACGCTCCGCGAGGCCGGCCTCGACGAGTGGCTGAAGCTGACGGCCGAGACGGGCAACACCCTGGACCGGGGGGAGCCCACCATCATGGCCCGCCTCACGCCGGCCGAGGCGGCCCTCCTGGCCCGGCTCCGCGTGCAGCAGTACATGGGCCGCAAGGCCGACGACGCCTACCGACGCCGCGACTGGCCGGCGTTCCACATGGCGATGCCGGTGTACGAGCGGTTCCTGGCGGCCGTCCGCCGGTCGGCCAAGGCCCTGGGCCTCAACATTCAACCCCGCTGATATCAGGAGGCGGCGACATGGCCGTGGAGCAGCTCACCGAATCCCGCCAGTCCCTGGTCGAGCGATACCGGCCGCTGGCGTTCAAGATGGCCAGGGACTTCGCCCGGGGCAAGCCCAAGCACCTCCTGACCGCCCTCTACGACGCGGCCGTGGACGGGCTGATGCGGGCCGGCCTGAACCTGGACAACGACGAGGGGGTGTGCTTCTGCCGCTACGCCCGGAAGTGCATCGCCTCGGAACTCCAGAGGGCCGTCGCCAGGCAGGGTCCCCGGGGCTTCATCTACAAGGCGTGGGAGGCCCCGAAGCGGGTCTCGATCAGGAGCGACGCCGCCGCCCAGAAGGGGGAGCGGGGCCGTGGTGCGGACCTGAACCACACCCGGGAGTTCGTGGACCGGTCCCGTCCGGAAGGCCCAGTGATCGACGACCGGGAACTCGTCCACGTCCTGCTGGACTGCCTCAACCCCGTGGAGCGGAAGGTCGCGGTGCGGTACGTCACGGGCTGGTCCCACGACCAGATGCGGGCCGGCATGGAGGTCTCGCGGCAGCGGATCACCCAGATCTGGGAGGACTGCCGCCGCAAGATGGCCGCCAGGGCGGCCGAGATGGGGCTGGAGCCCGACGAGGCCCTCCTGGTGCCCCTGCGGGACGTCACGCGGGCCGTCAAGGGACGGGTGCGGCGGTAACAGTTACCGCCTTGCCGTGGCACCCGCACCCGCCGCCGAGGGCCTGGTTCCGCTCCCGCCGGGCGGCCAGGTCCATCGCGGTCTCGGCGTCGGGGTGGACCCGGGCGGCCCTCCAGAGGAACCGGGACCACCGCCGGCCGAACGCCTCGGGGCTCCAGGTCCGGCGGGCCACCCCGCGGGCTTTTTCGGCTCGCTCGGCCCGCGGGCCGGCCTCCAGCCGCTCGTAGGCCAAGGCCCTGGCCCACTCCGCCGGGCCGTCCTCGACGGGCACGATCCGGGCGAGTTCGGGGCGGGTGGCCAGGACGCCGCGGGGCGTGCCGACGACGGGCACCCCGGCCGCCATCGCCTCGACCATCGAGAGCCCGAACCCCTCGACCTCCGAGGGGCTGGCCAGGCAGTCGAGGGCCGCCAGGATGTCCGCCACGTCGTCCCTCCAGCCGAGTCGCAGGACGCGGTCGGTCTGGCCGTAGTCGCCGAGCCGGGCCGGGCCGTCGCCGGCCACGACCAGGCGGAACCGCCTCCGGTCGAGATGGCGGATGGCCCCCGTCAGGAGTTCGGGGCGTTTTTCTGACGCGAGCCGCCCGATGAACCCGATGGCGAACACGCCCGGGTCCAGGCCCAGCCTCGCCCGGGCCTCCTGCCTCGTGAGCGTGGATTCGACGCGGCTGGGGTCGTAGCCGTTCTCCAGCACCTCGGCCCGGTCCCGGTGCTCGATCGGCACGGTGGGCAGGCCGCAGGCGTGGACGACGGCCCAGCGGTCCCCGGTCTTCCGGGCGGCCTCCATCCAGGTCTCGGTGTGCCGGTCGCCGGCCTGGCCGTGCCCGACCATGACGACGCAGGGGCGGGCGTCCCCCGCGGGCAGGACCCCCGCCGGGTCGAGGCCGCAGCAGACGAGCACCTCGCACCGCGAGGCCAGGTCGCGGGCCTCGCCGTCGTCCCGGCCGGGCTCCAGGACGGCCTCCCCGGCCACGCGGACGCGGGCCGGGTCCAGGGCCGGGATCAGGGCGTCGTGCCAGGAGGCGACCCCGCCCTGCCGGCCGCACGAGTGCCGGAGGAACCCGACGGACACCGGACCCTCGGCCCCGGGCCGGGGTGCCCACCTCGGCCTCGCGGGCTCGGCCGGCCCGTTCGCCGAGAGCCCCCGGATCATGCGGGCGTTGCCGGGCTTGCCGTCCTCCGCGAGCTGGCACATGCGGGGATTCGTCAATCCGTGGCACCAACCCAGGTCCCGGGCCGGGCAATGGTCGCATCGTCCGGTGTCGATGCGGATCATTCCGTCACCTCGCAGTGGATCGGGATGTTGTGCTCGGCGGGGCTGCACCCCGGCACGTTCGCCGACTGCGGACCCATCGGGAGGTAGGTCGGGTGGCAGCGGTTGTACGCCACGCCGTCCACGATGTTGAGCTTGATCCAGGTGGCCGGGTTGTTGTTGACGAGGTCGGTGCCGTCCCAATACTGGGAGCCGTAGGTGGTGAACTGGCCCTGGACGTAGCAGGGGGAGGCGTTCTGGACCTGCATCTCGTACCGGTAGACGTCGTCCTCGGGCGGGCAGGGGTTGCCCCACAGGCATCCCCCGAGGGGGTAGCAGAAGAACTCCAACTGCGTGCCCGTGAGCCGGACCCGGCAGGACGAGAACACGCCGCTGGAGACCGGGTAGAGGTCGACCCTGGACCCGGTGGCCTTGGAGACCCGCCAGCAGTCGTAGGCGATCGTGGGTATCCCCAGGCAGCCCGACTCCCAGATGTAGGCGTCGCAGCCGCCGGAGCCCCGGCCGGCCCCCGCCCAGTTGAGGGTGACGGGCGTCCCGATCAGGCCGCCGAAGAGGTTCGAGGGGGCCGAGGCCGTCACGGTGGCGTGGAGCACCTTGGCCGCCGCCCGGTAGTCGAGGCCGTTGTGCGGCGTCCCGTCGGCGGGCGGGCCGCCGAACTGCATGTCGGTGCAGGTCATGAGGCCGCAGTTCAGGGGGATGTAGTCCGGGTCGAGGGCCTGCATGGTGACGTTCTTCGTGATCGTGTCGCCGCAATGGACCGTGATCGGGTCCGAGCCGTCGAACTGGCAGTAGGCGAGACGCCGATTGGGGTCGTCGAGGTCGCAGAGCCCGACGTCCTTGCTGATCGACCAGTCGTCGAGCGTGAACGGCATCGTGCACGAGGCCGGCAGGGCGACGATGGTCCGCGACCGCCGGGTGTAGGTCCCGGCCGGGCTCTCGGCCGAGAGGTCGATGTTGGAGCAGAACCCGTTCGAGGGGGTCGGCACGAGAGCCCCCGATACGGCGTCGCCGTTGGTGTCGTTGACGACGAAGATCACCTTGTAGCAGCAGACGCCGTAGTTCCGGGTGTCCGTGACGCCGGCCGCCGGCCAGCCGAAGGTGCCGAAGGTCTTGAAGAAGCTGGAGCCCCAGGGGTCGGTAGTCGTGATCTTGACCGTGTAGTTGACCCCCGAGGCCCTGGGCGGCGTGCAGTAGTTCCCCGAGGCGTCGGTCGTGCCGCTGTAGAGCACCGTGGGGCCGGTGTTCAGGAGGATCTCGACGGTGGCCCCCGCGACCGGCAGGTGGTCCTCCAGGCCCTCGACGTGGACGCAGACGTTGCCCAGGGCGACCGGGGGGTTGTCCACGACGTCCTGGATCGTCTCGTCCTCCTCCAGGACGTACTGGGCCGACCCGACGGCCCGAAGGGACTGCCGGATGCGGGCGAACTCGCCCCGGTTCATGTCCAGGAGGTCCAGGCGTCGCTCGACCTCCTCGACCCGGCGTTCCAGGGATTCGAGGTCGCTCATGGCCTGCCCACCAGCTCGCGGACGCGGGTGCGGAGCCGCTCCGCCTCCTGGCGGAGTTCCTCGCGTTCCCGGTAGAGGTCGTCCAGGCGTCGCTCGCACTCGGCCACACGGCGTTCGAGCTTCTCGATCAGGTCGGACTGCGGGGATCGCATCAGGCGTCCTCCTCGTCATCCGGGGGCACGGGCGGGGGCAGGACCCGCGGCGGGGGCTCGGCCTGGGCGGTCGCCTCGGCCTTGGCCTTCGCCTGCTCCCGGGTCCGCTCGGCCACCAGGGCGGCCGGCGAGGGGGTCGGGGCCAGGCCGGCCAGGCCGCCGATGCCGGGGACGCCCGCGAGCCCTCCGCGTCCGCCGGGGCGTCGGTCGGGCCGCGTGGACCGGGACGCCCCCATCGCGTCGGAGTCCCGCATGTCGAGCACCTCGCCGGGGCGGTAGGACTGGACGCCCACCATGCCGCCGTACTGCATCGCGGCGGCCTGGAAGACACCGCCCGGGATTCCGATCGGCTCGGCCTGGGCCGGCGTGGTCACGAACGCGGCGGCCGAGAGGTGATACCTCCGGTTGCTCACCTGCATGGAAACCGTTACCGGCAGCGGGCCGTCCGGAGAGAACTCGCACTCGACCCGGGTGACGGGGATGGCCATCGACTCCATGCCGGTGTCGTACTCGGCCCCGTTGTAGCCGCGGACCGACAGGGCGAGCCCCGGGGCCAGGGCCGGCGGGAAGTAGGACCCGAGCCACTGGACGACGCCATCCACATGGATGTCCTTGACCGCGTCGTGCCATTCCTTGGCCAGCTTGGCCATGTTGTCGGTGCCGACCTTGTCCCTCCAGCCGTCGACCGTGACCGTGAGGGTCTCCTGGAGGCCCAGGAGGTCGAAGGCCGAGCCCTCGAAGACCGGGTCCCCCGTGATCGCGTCGTCGGGCGGGTAGGCCGTGGTGAGGGCCTTCTGGTTCACGCCAACCAGGACCGCGATGTCCGATGGGACGCCGTCCAGCTCCCCCTTGCGGTGCTTCGAGGGGGTGCCGAAGAGGGTGTAGACCGGGCGGGCGAACGTGATCGTCCCGGCGTCCGGGTCGATCTCGAACTCCAGGGGGCCGCTCATGTACGGGGGCTGGCCCGTGCTGCTCCAGAGGATCGCCGCGGTGTTGAACCACGTCAGGGTGGCGGCGTTGCCGCTGGGGTCGTGGAACGGGGCCGCGAACGTGAATTGCTCATTCGTCATCGATGACGCGACCGGGTCGTTCACGGTGTAGCGGCGGTAGACCACCGACGAGCCCCCGGAGACGCCGTAGAGTTCGTAGCGGTCGAACCGGTTGTGGGGCAGGGGCGGGTCGAGGGTGAGCGTGGTCGAGCCGCCGGCCGCCAGGCCGCCGTTGGAGATCACCTCGGTCTGGTAGTGGTTGTCGATCCCGGTCCCGGTCGTCTCGGTCAGGAGCAGGACCCCGTGCCGGCCCGCGTCCGTCTGGTCCCAGTGGTTCGCCGGCCAGATCTTCGTATCATCATCCGACTGGACGACGATGTTCGAGAAGTCCGTGACGGACAGGACGGCCCCGGTGTCGTAGCCTGGTCCCTTCGGGGCTCCGATCACGACGCGGGGGACGGTCGTGTAGCCGGTGCCGCCCGCGGTGAGGGTGAGCGACGAGACGGCGTCGCCGGTCAGGGCGGCCGTGGCCGTGGCCCCGCTGCCGCCGCCCCCCTTGATCCGGACCTGGGGGGCGGACGTGTAAGCATATCCGCCCGCGTCGAGCTGGATCGAGGACACGGCCCGGGCGGCGAGGTTGGCGGTGAAGGTCGCCCCCCAGCCCCCGCCGTTGGCGGTGTTGTCGATGTAGATCGTGGGGGGCAGGCTGAAGTCCGAGGACGAGGAGTTGACCGTGACCGCCGTGATCTTGCCGCCCGAGACGGTGGCCGTCATGGTCAGGGTGGTGCCGCCGCCCCCGGTCCACTTCAGGGTGGGCGCCGAGGTGAATCCCGAGCCGCCGGCCGTCACCGTCACCGAGGCCACGGCGGCCTTGGCCATGATGGCGGTGGCCCTGGCCCCGCCCGGACCCTGGCCCGGCGTCAACGCCTCGCGGGGGTCGTACTTGGTCTTGGCCTGGGCCGAGGTCAGGCCGTCGTGGTCGAACTTCTCCACGAGCTGGCCGGCCCCCTGGGTGAGCAACGCCCCCAGGACGTAGTCGTGGCCCCGCACCACGACCCGGCCGTAGCAGTCCGAGTGGTTCCGCTGGATCGCGGGGGCCTCGATGGGCTGGATGCCGTGCCAGAGCGTGAGGGTCGAGCCCTCGTAGTACCCCGAGCCGGCGGTCCCGACCGAGGCGGTCACGACCTGGCCTCCCGAGACGGTGACGCTCACCGTCGCCCCGGTGCCACCGCCGCCCACGACGGACGCCGAGGCGGTCGTGTAGTTCACGCCGCCGTCGATCACCTCGGCCCCGGTGAGCCCGCCCGTCAGGGGGTCCACCACCGCCCGGACGACCGCCCCGAATCCGTCCCCCGAGACGACGACCTCGGGGCCGGCGGAACGCCGCTGGTCGAGGAACCGGATCGTGCCGTCGGGCTCGACGTGCAGGTCGTGGTTGGGATACCAGTCCCGGGCGAAGTCGCCCACGGCCTGGAGGAACCGCTCGCCCCCGACGGTGACGCTCCTCGGCGGCACGAGGTCCATCCGGGCGAGGTCGTTGAGGGTCGTGGGGGGCAGGGTCGAGACGACGACGATCGGCGGCCACCGGTAGCCCGAGCCGCCGGACGTGACCGTGATCCCGGTGACGACGCCCCCGGAGACCGTGGCCGTGGCCGTGGCCCCGGAGCCCCCGCCGCCGACCAGGAGCACGGTGGGGGGATTCGCGGGGTCGTAGCCGGAGCCCCCGGCGTCCACCACCACCGAGCCGACCGCGTAGCCGGACAGGACCGCGTGGGCCGCCCCGCCGTCGCCGGGCACGAGGTTGCCTAGGCCGTAGCGGATCAGGTTGGCCTTGTTCGTCGCCTGTTCGAGTGCGGAGGTGATGATATGGCCGACCGATCGGCCGGCCCGGCCGGGGAGCCAGAGCGGGTCGAGCCGGGGGCGGTTGTAGACGATCCGGTCGGAGCCGTCCTGCTCCTCCGTGACGGGGAAGCGGTCGCCCCTGGCCCGGATGCCCTCGGCCTCGTAGCGGTATTCCCAGCGACGCTTCGCCTGCTTGACGGGCTCGCACGCCCGGACGTCCCCGGTGAACCGCAGGACGCCGTCGACCAGGAGCTGGACCTCGTCCCCCTCGCCGGGGTAGGGGAGGGTCTGGAGGCTCTGGGCGTAGCGGCGGAACGAGAGCCGGGGCATGCCGCCCCGCTCGAAGACGACCCACCGGCCGAGGCTGATCCGGGAGGTCGCCCGGTTGACGACCGACCCGTTGACCTTCAGTTCGGTCGCCATGTCATCGGGTCCTGCGGAGTCGGGTGTTCTGGGCTCCGATGCCGTCGAGGGCTCGGTTCAGGCCGCCCTGGCGTTCGAGCAGGCGTCCCAGCTCGGCCTGCTGGGAGGCGAGCAGGCCGGCCAGGGCCTCCTGGGCCGAGACGGCGTTGAACAACGCGGCCGTCACCTTCTGGGATACGTCGCTCGCGGACCGGCCGACGATCTCCTCGGCCCCGGCCTTGATCGTGTCCGAGGGGGCGACGTCTCCGGAGTTGTCCCGGGCGCCCCGGGCCTGCATCATGCCGCCGACCCGGTTGGCCATCTCGACCTGGAACGCCTCGTCGCTCATGGGGGCCGCCAGGGGGGCTCCCAGGGCCGCCACCTCGTCGAAGCGACGGAGGGCCTCCCCCTTCAGGCCGCGACGCTGGAAGGCCACCTGCTTGCGGTACTGGGCCGCCTCCATCCGCATCTGGCGGAGGGCGATGGACCGCTGGGTCGGGTCCATGTCCGCCAGGGCCTGGTTGCGGAGCTGGTTGGCCGTGATCGCGGTCTCGATCGCCGGCCCGACCTCACCCTCGAACGACTTGGAGAACCGGCTGATCTCCTGGGCACGCTCCCGCTTGGCGGCGTCATCCTCCCGCTTGGCGGCCTTCTCGGCCCGCTCGGCGGCCCTGGCCTTGGCCGCGTCCTCCCGCTGGAGGGCCGTCTTGCGGGACCGGCCCTCGGCCTCGCTCTCGGCGATGAAGGCCGTGGCGGCCCGCCGGGGGTCGCCCCCGCCCCGCTTCGAGCGGAACGCGGCCTCGGCGTCGATCGTGAGCGAGGCGGCCACGTTGCGGGCCTCGGCCCCGCCGAGTTCGGGCTCCAGGAGCTGGAACGCGGCCTTCTCGGCGGCCTTGACGGCCTCCTCGTCCGACAGGCCGGCCAGGACCGCCTTGCCGAGGGCGACCCGCACGGCGGTGTCGATCCGCCTCGACGCCTCGCGGAGGGCGTCCGGGTCGGCGGCCTGGGCCATGATCTCGCGGGGCGAGGAGGCGGTCCGCTGGGAGCGGTACTGCGTCAGGATCTCCTTGAGGAAGTCCTGGGAGGCGGCCCCCCGGAGTTCGGCCGGCACGCCGGCCTGCTGGATGGCGAAGTTGACCGACTCGCGGGCCACCATCTCGACGGCCTTGCCGCTGCCGCCCCCGGCCTCGACCCCGGCCATCCGGGCCAGGATGTCCTCGGCGGCCTTGGACCGCAGGGGTCCGGTCAGGTCGTTGGCCTTCTGCTGGGTGGCCTTGGCCTCCTGGAGGGTCTGGGCGTATTGCTTCTCGGCGGCCTCCTGGGCCTTCACGTAGTCGGGGTGGCGGGTCGCCAACTCGTAGAAGGCCGACGTGCCGCCGAAGCCGCCGACCTCCAGGGCGGTGAGGATCGACTTGAAGGCCGAGGCGTTCTGGGGGTCGGCCTGGTTGGACGCCTTGCCGATCAGGGCATCCACCATCTCCTTGGGGGTGCCCCGGAGTCCGAGCCGGGCGTTGGACAGCACCTTGTCCTTGCCGCCGGCCATCGTGGCGAGGGCCTTCTCCAGCATCGGGCCGAGGTTCTGGCCCCCGACCGTCTCGACCCCCTCCTCGAAGGCGGCGGCGGCGTCCCGGGTCGGCTTGCTGGCCGACTTGAGCAGCTCCTGGGCCTCCTTCGCCTCTTCGAGGGCCTTCTTGAGCCGCTCGACGTTGCCCCGGCCGTAGGTCAGCTCCCTCATCTCGGACTCGGTGAGCCGGGCCTGGCCGGCGAGATCCTTGGTCCGGTCCTCGGCCTTCTTCAAGGACTCGGTGAGGATCTCGACCTTGGTCTTGAGGGTGTTGTCGAAGGTCGCCGAGAAGGCGTTGACCATGCCGTCGCCCAGCCCCTGCATGCCGGCCTTGAACGAGTCCAGGGCACGCTGGGGATTCGTGAACATATCCGTGAAGAAATTCTGGAAGTGCCTCCAGTTCTGGACGACCAGGGTGCCCAGGGTCGCCAGGATCGAGATCCCGCCGGTCAGGACGCTGACCTGGGTGGCGGTCATGCCGGCGGCCTGGCCGATCGACATGATGAGCATCGGGATGTTGTTGAGGGCGCCACGCCATCCGGCCATGCTGAAGTCTTCGAGGCCGCGGCTGATCTCCAGCACGGCCCGGGCGGCGGCCTCCTGACGCTTGAGGGCGGCCACGGAGACGTTGCCGGCCCCCGAGAGGGCGTTGTCCACGGCCCGGAAGGTCTGCTGGAGCCGGCCCAGCTCGGCGTTGAGGTAGGCCATGTCGGAGGCCATCTCGCGGGCCTCCTGCCCGTTGGCCGGCATCTTGGTCGCCAGGGCCGTCATCCGGCCCTCGACGTCCGTGATGGCGATCGAGAGGTCGGCCAGGGCCGCGGTGCCCTGGGTGTTGACGCGGAACTCGACCTCGCGGAGGAGGGATTCGGGGACGCCGTTCATCGGGGACCTCCTCGGAGTCGGCCGAAGAACCCGCCGGCCGCCCCGGCCGCACGGCCGAAGAACCCGCGGGGCCTGTTGTCGAACTGCTGCTGGACCTCGTCGGCCACCATCGCGTCCACGACCTGCCAGTAGGCCGGGGGCAGGCCCAGCACGTCGCGGCGGGGCCGGTGGGGCGTGGCGACGAGGTGGTAGGCCAGCCAGGGGGCACCGATCACGCCGGACTGGACCGTGAGGGTCGAGACGCCCGCCCGGACGTCCACCACGAGGTTGCGGATCGCCCGGGACTCGGACCCGTTGGGCACCAGGGGCGGGCCGTCGCCGTCGCCCCGGCGGCGTCTCCGCTCCAGGGTGGACTCGGTGACGTCGGGCAGCACCTCGCCGTTGGCACCGAGCCCCGCGAGCCGAAGCTCCCGGTTCGAGGACTGGACGAATTGCGTGATTGGTTGTACTAATACGGATAGGTCGGGCCGGAACCGCCCCATCCGGGCGAGTTCCGCCGAGATGTCGACCCCGTGATCGTCCCAGGTGGCCGCGATGAAGATCATCAGACCGTCACTCCCGATCGCCCTGGCCCTGGCGGCCCTCTGCGGGTGCTCCGAGACCGAGGCCCCGGCCCCCACCGACCGGTCGCTGCTGTCGGAGGGGCAGGACGTCTTCTTCGCGGTGTCCTACGACGGCGGCCAGTATTCGATCGCCCGCATCCCCACCGGGATGGGGGTCCTGAACGTCCCGGTCGGGTCGAAGGCCGTCGTGGTCGAGGACCCCGGCCCGGAGGACGACCTGCTGCGGGAGGTGAGGCTGGGGGTGGACACCCCCGAGTACCAGGGCTCCGCGACGGCCTTCCGGAAGTACCTGCGGCCGGCGAAGGGGACCCGGTAATCGTTACCGGGTCCCCCGCGGGTCAGGCCGGGTTGGCGGTCGTGAACCCGATGGTCTTGCCCGAGGTCGGGTCGAGGTAGGCCATGAACTTGACCATCTCGTACTGCCGCTTGTCGAGCGGACGCTCCCGGTCCAGGCCGGTGATGCGGCACTGGGTCTGGAGGTCGAGCGAGAGGGTGTGCTTGGGGGTCGTGGTCAGCTTGCTGAAGAGGATCGAGGCGGTGTGGGTGCTGCGGCCCTCGAAGCTGTCCCGGTCGGTCTTGGACTCGAACCGGACCGAGAACGAGCCGCTGATGTCCCGGCCCTCATACGTGATGTCGGTGGCGTAGCTGTCCTCGTCGAAGTTGGCCGAGACCATGTTCTTGATGTCGAGGCTGAAGCTGCGGTACTTGGCCCGCACGCTGGAGCCCGTCGCCCGGAAGATCAGGCCGCCCTTGGATTCGACGTGGCGGTAGATCAGCTTGGGGTAGGCGGAGGCGGCGGGGGCCGTCAGGCCGACCGGGTCGGTGTCCGGCTTCATGCCCAGGATCTGCATCCGGCACCGCAGGCCACCCTCCTGGGTCTCGGCGGCGCAGGAGAGGTTCAGGGAGCCGATCTTGCAGCCCAGCGAGCGGCGGAACCGGACGCCGTCCCATTCGGTGACGCTGAAGCTGGGCAGGTCGCCCGAGGAGATGTCGGTCGCCCACTTGAGGATCGAGCCGGCCCAGTCGTCCGGGGCGGACCCATCGGCGAACAAGAACGTGTTGAAGTCGCCCGCGATGACCTTGCGGCCCGAGAGTTCGAGCACGGGCTCGTTCCCGGAGTCGGCCGTGCGGATGACGTAGTACGCCGGCACGGGGTCGAGGGCGAAGGCGGGGTCGTCGATCCGGGCGAGGACGTCGGTGCCCGCGACGTCGTAGACGCCGTAGGTCGCCTCCTCGCGGAAGGCCATCCATCGATCGTGTCCGGCGGGCATGGGCCGTCTCCCGTCAGTCGGGTCGGGGGACTTCGCTCATGCCTCGTCGAGTGTGCCGGCGGTCAGATGAGGTCGATCAGCAGCTTGATCGTGACCTCGGAGACCGTGGCGTAGGCGTCCTCGCCGCGGACCTTGCACCGGCCCCCGCCGTCGATGAGGGTGAAGGACCGGAGTTCGTCCACGGCGTCGATACCGTTGAGTACGTCGTAGACCGTGCGGCTGTCGTCTCCGATGCCCAGGTCCCGGCGGAACGCCTCGAAGAGGCGGCGGCGGTCCCGCCAGTTGGTCCCCGGGGTCCAGAGCTGGAACCGCAGGTGGATCTCGGCCCCCTCGGCCCGCTCGTCGATCCACCGGCAGGGGGTCGCCGTCTCGCCCACGAAGACGACGGCCGGAAGCTCCGAGCCCTCGGGCTCGAACTGGTCGAGGTTGCGGCGTTCGCCGTCGGGCTCGAAGAGGGTGACGCCGAGGGCGGCGAGCCGCGTGCCCGCGGAGATCGCCCCCAGGATGGCGTCCACCGAGCGTTCCTCGGGTCCGGGCGTGGCGGCCAGGAGTGGGGCGGGCATGGGTCCCTCGGGTCAGGGGGTCGGCGAGAACAGCCCGGTGGGGTTGAACGCCACCACATAAGCGAACTGGCCCATGAGCAGGAGCTTGCCGCCCGGGTTGGCCCCGACGTCGGCGGTATCCCGCTCGACCTGGGACCAGTCGAAGAGGCAGAAGCCGCCGAAGGGGGCGTTGTGCAGGGCGTTGTAGAGCACGGCGAAGATGTACCCGAGCTGCTCCTCGGCCTCGGGGCCGTCGGGCACGTCGGTCTGGATCTCGACGGCGTACTGCACCAGCCGGACCTTGCGGTCGGGGGCCGGTTCCTTCTTCGTCGCCTGGCCGGTGGGCCGGACGATCGCCCAGGTGCGGGCCGCCGAGGTGATCGGGGCGACGTCGGACCGGTCGGCGTAGGCGACCACGTCGAAGAGGCCGGCGTCCTGGATCAGGCCCACGATGCCAGGCCCGAGCGTGGTGCCCAGGAAGGCGTCGCGGTCCCGGGCGGCGAACGGCGGGGCCTCGGCCAGGCCGGACTGCCAGGCCCCGTAGGCGAGCGGACCCCCCGGGAGCCGACGCCCCCGGGGGTTGCGGAACAGGCCGTAGCGGTAGGGTCCGTAGGGCATGGGAATCACCCCGCCAGGTCCGGGCCGGCGGCGAAGGTCCGCTGCCCGGCCGCGTTGGTGGTGGTCCCGAGGATCTTGGTGTCGTCCCCGGGCAGGTGGATCTCGGTGGTCCGGCCTCCGGTGCCCTCCAGCAGCTTGCCGGCGACGATCGCCCCGGCCGTCAGGAGGAACAACTGCTCGAACGAGTAGCCGCCCCGCATCACCTTGGCCAGCAGGGCGTCGGCCACGGCGGCCCCCGAGGCCCCGCCCGAGAAGAACGAGGCCACGTCGGGGTCGCCCAGAATCCACTGCACGTCGGCGTACCCCTCGGACTCCCGGGGGGCCACCGGCAGGGCCGAGAGGTAGGTCGAGCCGTCCTTGAGCCAGACGTAGCCCTCCTGGCCGTCGGGCATGGCGGCGGTCGAGACCCCGACCACGCCGTCCTTGTTCGTGACGGTGAACGCCGGCTGGGTGCCGGCCGCCACGCCGGCCAGGTCGGTCAGCTCGGCCGTGATCGCGGCGGCGGCCTTGGACGAGCCCAGGTTCGACGTACCGATCCAGTGATAAGCCATCGTTCACACCTCGTCAGGGGTCGGCCGGCGGGCCGGGTCTCAGACGTCCAGGGCCTGGGTCAGCTCCGGGAAGACGGCCTTGGCCAGCGCGTAGCAGGTGGATCGGATCTGGTCGTAGGCGGCCTGGCAGTTTGCCAGGACCGCGGGCATCGACGGGATCGCCCCGCGGCCCCCCTCGGCCGGCTGGTCGTGGGGCAGGAGCGGGACGTCGAAGGTCGCCACGGGGGGCTTGCCGGCCAGCCGGGCCGCCTCGTCCCGGTAGACCCCGAACGAGACCCGGCCCAGGTCGTCGGCCAGGGCGAGGTTGATCTGGATGACCCGGATGTAGGCCGACGACAGGTCGGCGGCGTCGAACGGGTCGCTCAGGACGGTCTGGAGGGCCATCGGTTGACCTCGGTTGGGATCAGTAGAGGACGTTGACGACGCCGCCCGAGTCCTTGTAGACGAGCTTGGACGCGGTGGTGCTGTAATAGACCGAGTTGTTCGGGGCCGAGGCGTCGGCCATCGACGCCGGCCGGTACTCGCCGACCTTGCCGATCGCCGCCAGGGGGTTGGCCGCGGAGTCCTGCACCGCGAAGAGGTCGGCCGTCTGGCTCGCCCGGAGCTTGAGGACCAGGGTGGGCTTGGTGGTGCTCTCGCTGACGACCAGCATGTGCTGATTCGAGTCGTTGATGGCGTTCGAGCCGAAGCCCCAGTTGGCCGCGTTCGTGCACTTGCCGCGGCCGGTGCCGGCCACCGACAGGATCAGGCCGTCGCCGTTGGCCCCGTCCAGGTTGGACAGCTTGACGGTGCCGTTGTCCCGGGCGTCGAAGCGGTTGTTGCCGTTGGAGTCCTTGATGAGGAGCCCGGTGGTCGAGCCGGCCGAGCCGGCCGCCTTGACCGTGACCCTCTGGGCGACCTTGTCCCAGATGAAGTTGCCGTCCCCGGCCAGGGCGCCGGCGTCGTTGAACTGCACCTGGGTGTCCGACCCGGCCGGGGTGGGGGCCGCGGTCGGGACCGCCCAGGTCTGGTCGCCCCGCAGGAACTTGGTCGCGTCGGGCGTGCCCGAGCCCAGGCGGGCGGTGTCCACGGTCCCGGTCGTGATCTTGGCGGCGTCGAGGGGCGGCACGTCGGCGGCGACCAGGGCCGAGGCGGCCCAGGCGGCCGGCCCGGTCCGGCGGACGAAGCCGGTGGTGGCGACGGCGGCCACGGCGTCGAGGTCGGCGTCCCAAGCCTGGACCGTAGCCCCGACCGCGGCGGCGATCCGCCCGTCCGCCAGGGCGTCGCTGAAGTAGGGGTTCACCCCCTCGGGGATGTCGGTCGTGGTGAGGTGGATGTCGCCGACCTGATTGTTGACCGCGAGCACGACGTCCTCGGGCGTCACCAGGGCCTGCCAGTTGGCCAGGACCGAGGGGTCGTCCCCGGTGAGGATGTAGGTCTTGAGGATGTCGTTGCGGATGCACCAGTCGCCCCGCTCGCCGTTGAGGGCGAGCATGGCCGCCTGGCTCCCGACCGAGCCCAGGAAGTCGCTGATGGCGATCGAGGGGAGCTGGGCGGAGGGGATCTTGCCGCCCGAGCCCAGGGTCGCCAGGCCGTTGGCCATGCCCTTCTGGGCGGTGATGCGGGCGTCGGCCGCCGTGGCGAAGTCCGTGACCTCGGAGGCGGTGTGGGTGTGGCCCACGTCCGACTTGCCGTCGAGGGCGGGCTGGAGGCCGGTCACGTCGGCGATGGCGTGGACGTGGGCGGCGGCGGCGTAGTCCACCCCGGCCGAGGCGGCGACGAACGATCCGCCCTGGGCCTTCACCAGGCCGGCCAGCGAGGTCGACAACTGCTCCAGCTTGTCGTAGACGGCCGAAGGTCCGACGGGCATGGGAGGCCCCCTGGTGGCTGGAAACCGTTACCGCCGATCAGGCCCGGTAGGTCTTGCCGAACGCCCGGCAGCGGCCCCGGTCGATGACGTGGGTCCGGACCTCCGCGAGGTTCTCGTCGTGGTCGATCTCGACGGTGGCCAGGCCGTTGACCGAGTCGGGGACCCGGTTGTACTCGTAGGCTTCCTCGACCCGGGACAGGCAGGGGACCACGACCCCCTGGTGGGGGACGCCGTGGTAGTCGGCCAGGCCGACCCGGTCCTCGCGGTGGAAGTGGCCGCAGACGAAGTTGATCTGGAGCTTGGACATCAGGGTCCGGGCGGCGTGCTTGCCCCCATTGGTCCCCCGGACGTCGCCGTGCAGGAAGGCCATCGGGCCGACCAGGAGGTGGGACTGGTTGGCCAGCCACCAGAACCGCTCCGGGCACCCGGTCAGGTCCCGGACCGAGACCAGGCCGGACATGCCGCCGGTCGAGTTCAGCATCAGGTCGAAGCGGTGGTCGTGGTTGCCCTCGATCACCGCCACGTCGCACCCGAGGGCGTCGAGGGCACTCCAGAGCGGCTTCGCCGAGTCGATCTCCTCGCGGACCGCCTTGCCCCGCTTCGGGTCCTTTGCGAAGCGTGAGATCATGTAGAAGTCGAACACGTCCCCCAGGTGGACGACGAGGTCGGGCTTGAAGTCGGCCAGGATCTGCATCGCCACCGAGATCGCCCGCTCGTCCTGGTAGGGATAGTGGGTATCGGTCACGACCCCCACGCGGGCGGGCCGCCCCTCGTGCCGCACCGTCAGGCCCCTCGGCTCGACCCTGGAGGCCGGGGCCTCCGCCCGGGTCCCCAGTCCCAGGCGGGCCAGCACGGCCTCGACGATCGAGTCCACCGGGGCGGACCCGGCGACCGCGGGGGCGGGCTCGGGGGACCCGGCGGCCGTGAGTTCGTCGTAGCGGCGGTTGGCCTGGTGCCAGGGGATGCCGTGCATCCGGGCCAGGGCCGCGACGGAGGGTCGGTCGCTCATGAGTTCCCTCGTTTATCGGACGACCCGCATCCCGAAGAACGGGCGGCCGTCCTGGTCGTCGATCCACCGGACCCGGAGCCGCTGCATCTCGTGCTCGAACATCTCGCAGACCCTGGGCTCCAGGGTGGCCCAGCGGTCGTCCTTGTTCTGGATCGAGGCGATCAGGGCTCGCTTGACGACCAGCAGGACGCAGGCCCGCCGGAGGTCCCGCAGGTCCGTGAGGTTGGCCGGCGAGCGGGCCGGGTCGTCGGGGTCGATCGAGAACTCCCGGTTCAGGTCGAAGGAGGCGTCCTCGATCTGCGGGTAGAAGGTCCGGATCTCGAATAAGACCCCCGACAGGCCGGCGGTCGGGGCCGGGGGCTGGCCGGCTCCGCTGGGCTGGCCCACGACCCGCAACGCCAGGGAGCCCCCCGAGGGGGCCGCGTCCACCGCGTAGGCCATGCCGGAGGGGACCCAGTGGGCGGGCCGCGAGGCGGCCTGGGCCATCCTGAGCGTCACCAGCATGCCGGCCTTGACCCCCCGGGCGGCGAAGTCCACCGAGGAGTTGAGGGTCCAGGGGGAGCCGTTGGCGAACGCCCCGTCGGTGCCGGAGGCGATCACCTGGGCGGGCGGGATCAGCGGGGCGAAGTCCCCGGGGAACTGCCGGTGGATCGCCTCGTCGTCGGCGTAGACCGTTTCGAGGAAGTCCGCCACGTCCCGCCCTCCCGATCAGGTGGTCAGTCGGCCTTGCGGTTGCGACGCGACGGCTTGGGGGCCGGCTCGGCCTGGGGCTGGCCCTCGAACTCGGCCTTGACCTCGGCCAGGGCCTCGGGGAGCCCCATGCCCTGAACCACCGTCCGCTGATGGATCGCGGCGGCGATCCGCTGGGCCTTGGAGGGCTCGGGCTCCGGCTCAGGCTCGGGCTCGTCGACCGGGAGTTCCTCGGGCGGGGTCTCGGTCTCGTCCTCGGGGACGAAGTTGGGGGCCGGGGCGGCGGCCTGGGCGACCGGGCTCCGCGGGGCCTGGAGGGACTCGACGTAGGAGGCGACGCGGGAGATGGCGTCGTCGAGGGCTCGGCCCGCGACCTCCACGATCTTGAGCTGGGCCTCGGCGGCCTTGAGGGCCTTGAGGGCGTTGGCGAGGTTGCCCTTGCGGGCGTGGCCCACGGCCTGGGACACGAGGTCCCCGCCGATCCTGACGGGCATGAGCACGCCGGCCTTGCCCACGGCCTCGCGGGCGGCCCCGGCGACCTGGGCGGCCTGGCTGAGGAAGGGCGGCATGCCCGGGAACTTGAACGGGGCGTCCAAGGCGGTCACTCCGGTCTGGGGGTCGGTCGGTCTAGGCGACGGGCCTGGGCGGTAAGCGTTACCACCCAGGCCCGCGACGATTTCAGCCGGGATGTCGGATCAGGAGGCCGAGAAGCCGGTGATCCCCTCGACCATCGAGTGGTGCTCGGGGTTCTCCAGCCGGATGCAGCCGTCGTAGATCCACTCGCCCTCGCGGACGTCGCCGGTCCGGGCGACCGGGTGCCAGCTCTCGTTCTCCAGGTCGGAGATCGCCACCTCCTCGGTGGTCAGGCAGATCGCCGAGTGGGAGTTGTCCGGGGCGTTCAGGAGCGGGGCCGGGATGAAGACGATGTCCCGGTTGGAGAACGGCAGGACGTAGCCGCTGATGCGGATGCCCAGGTTCTGGGTGCTGCCGAGGGGGACCGACCCGGTCTTGAGGTAGCCCCACTTGTGCAGGCCCGAGACCCAGCCGGTCGACATCAGGACCACGCCGGGCTCGCCGCCGTTGTCGATGATGGGCTGGAAGAGGTCGCGGATCAGGCTGTCGGGGGTGTAGGCCGCCTCGTCGGTGATGTCGGAGGCGTCGGTCAGGTGGCCGACGAGCTGCCGCAGGCCCTTCTGCTTGCGGCGGTTGCCGCCCGCCGTGGGCGCCTCGCCCATCCCGAAGTACATCGAGGACTCGGCGTCGTCGAGCATCTCGACGAGCTTGACCTCCTTCTCCAGGTCGAACGGGTCGGTGTAGCCGCCCGGCAGGACCACGTTCTTGACCGCGGCCGTCTCGCCGCCCATCGACACCCGGCGGCGGGACCGCTGGTGCCACTGGACGTTCGCGGTGCGGGCGGTGCGGGCCGAGGACTGGGCGACCTCGTTACCCCGCTGGCTGTTGCCGACCAGGCGGACGGTGCCGGCGCTGGCCTGGGCGGCGGCCGTGCTGCCGCTGACGCCGCGGACGATCGTGACCGTGCCGGCCCCGGTGGAGGCGTTGGTCACGTTGACCGCCGTCACCTCGACCCGCTCGCCCGAGGGGAACCAGAGCACGTCGCCCTCGACCAGGGGGCTGACGTCGTTCAGGCTCGCCGAGGTGGCGACGCCGTCCGCGATGGCGGCGGTGAGGGTGTAGGTGCGGGGCCGGAAGGCGTAGGTCAGGATCTTGAACTCGATGGCGTCGCCATCGACGTGCGGGAACCGCGAGAGCAGGGGATGCTGGTTGAAGAACACCTCGCGCGTCAGGGCGCTGATGTCCTCGACGTGCTCGCCCGAGAAGTCGACGTCCTGGAGGAAGCCACGCTTGTAGGCCATGAGCCTCGGACCCCCTTAGAAGGGTGATGGGTGAGGCTTCGCGGGATGGCTTCGCGTGGTGGACTCGCGTCCGATGCAGTCTCTACGACCGCCGAACACCGATTGTCAGTTGGCCGAGGGGGGCGTCAGGCCCAGGCGGCCGGCGACCTGCTTGCGGGCGGCGGCCTTCTTCAACGCCCGGCTCCCGGCGTCCTTGGGCTCGTCCTCCGGCGTGGCCTCGGGGCGTCCGCCCGGGTTCCCCTTGGTGGCCCCCGGGGCCGCCTCGGCCTTCAGAGCCCAGGCGAGCTTGGGGTCGGCCAGCACCTGGGCCTTGGCGGCCTCGGCCGAGACGATCTGGCCCGTCTTGGAGTCGCGGACCCGGAACTGGTGCTTCTGGCCCTCGACGGCCTCGACCGTGTAGCGGCCTTCGAGCTGGGAGCGGATGTAGTCGGCGGCGTTGGGGTCCACCAGGCGGTCCGCCAGGGCGACCAGGGCGCCGTCCACCACCGACCGCTTCGAGGCGGCCTTGAGGCCGTCCACGACCTCGGCCAGCTCCCCCTTGACCGTCCGGCCCTCGGCCTCCAGCTCCTCCTTCTGCCGCTGCAACGCGGCGGCGGCCCCGTCCTTGGCCGCCAGCTCCTGGAGGGCCTTGGCCTTGACGTCCTCGGCCTCCTTCTTCGACTTGGTCTCGATCTCCTCGATCCGGCTCCGGGCCTGGTTGAGCTGGGTCCAGAGGTTCGTCAGGTCCGCCTGGGAGATGGTGACGGTCGGGTCGGCCGGCTTCTCGACCGGCGGCGTCTCCACCGGAGGCTTGTCGTCGGGCTTCTCTTCCGGTTCCATCGTCAACCTTTCGTGGGTGGTCCGTAGGGAGGCGGGAGGTGCCCGCCATGCCGGAAACCGATGATTTCCTGTCCCTCGTCTATCCGTTCGTCGCAGGTGTGCCCGCTTGTCATTCGGGTTTGACCCCCGAGCACCTGGCCGAGCGTCGGGAGAAGCTGGATGCCTGGCTCCGCGAGGTCGGCTTCGACATCGAACGCCACGCGATGCGGTCCTGGGCGGAGGCCCGGGGTTCCGACGGCCGGGTCCAGGAGGCGTTCGTGATCTGCCCGGTCGAGAGGTGGGGGGAACTGGACGCCCTCGGGCGTGCCGAGGCGATGGCCCGGTTCCCCCACGCCGTCATTTCTTGGGGGCCTCCGCGGCGGGCTTCTTCTTCGCCCGGGAACCCTTCCCGGACTTCTTCGCCTGGCCGTCCGGGGTCCCGTTGACCCCGGTCCGCTCGGGCTGGCCGGCCCCCTCGGGGACGTGCTTCGGCGGCCCGCCGCCGGGCACGCCCCCGGCCGGGCTCGGGATCGGGTTGTCCTTCTGGGCGACGGCCAGGGCCAGCTTGGCCTCGGACTGGGCCTGGAATTGCTTCGCCTGCTTGTCCACGAATTCGTCGATCTCGCGGTCGCGGACCTTGTACTCGTCGTCCGGGCGGCCGGGGTCGATCTCGCGGACGATCAGCCGCAGGACCGCCTTGTCGTTCTCGGGCAGGGCACCCACGGCCGGGTAGCTCGCCTGGAACGCGACGAACAGGCCGGTGAGGGTGGCCGCCGAGAAGCTGCCGAACTTGCTGGGGTAGTGGACCGCGGCCTCGGCGTCGGGCGTGCGGGTCACGAGCTTCCAGCCCTCGACGATCGCGGTCTCCAGGGCCTGGAGGGCCTTGGCCCGCTCCACGAGGATGCCGTTGAGCTTCTCGACGTCCAGCTCCTTCGAGATCCCGCTCTGGCGGTCGACCGAGTCGGAGACCGGGGAGGGGGGCTCCAGGCCGGCCGACCAGTAGGCCATCGCCAGGTGGCCGGCGATCGAGGTCCGCAGGCTGTCGGTCGGCCCCTTGGGGATGTCGAGGATCATCGGGGGGATGGCCAGCTTGGACGTGCCGTCGTCCACGATCTTGATCGGCAGGACGAAGTTCGGCCCGACCGGGACCTCGGCGTTCTCCTGGCACCACTCCTGCGGCAGGCACAGGATCGGGTGGGCCTGGAGGGTGTCCGAGAGCACGACCTCGGACATGAGGTTGTACACCTCACGCATGCGTTCCGAGACCCCCTCATAGGCACTCTTGGGCATGCGTCGGGTGCCGGGGACGCGGCCGTCCATGACGCACTTCACCGGGCAGGCGCCGTAGGGGTGGCTCAGGAGGGTGCCGGGCACGAGCTGGTATTTGGAGTCATAAAGGGACGTGGATTCGGCGTCCCAGTGGCGGAACTGCTCGACCGGGTTGCCCAGCTCGTCCTCGCCCCACTCCCGGTAGAGCACCTCGGCGTAGTCCTTGCCCCGGGCGTCGAGCCGCCACCAGAGCATGTTCTCGGGCAGGATCGGGGTGACGTGGACCCGGTCCAGGCCCAGCCTGACCTCGTCGGCCTTGCTGACGACCACGGGGTCCCCCGCGACCACGGGGCGGTCGAAGAGGAGGTCGATCCGGCCGCAGGCGAAGTAGGTCGGGCCGACCTCGGACTTCACGAACTGCTCGATCGAGTGGCCCAGGCCGTCCACGTCCCCCCAGAACCGCTCCAGCTCGGCCGGGCCGGTCCGGGTGATCTCGTGGCGGGTGATCCGGGCGATGTGCTCCCCGATGATGTCCGTCATGATCTCGGGCACGGGGGTGCGGGCGCGACGCAGCTCGAAGTCGTCGACCCCGGCGTTGGCGGCCTGGTCGTGCTCGGGCTCGACCTGGGAGTAGGCCGACTTGATGTCGGCAGGCAACGCCAGGTCGATGTAGGTGGCCGAGGGGATCGGGTCCCGCCGTTTCCGCGAGCGGGGGTTGGGCCGCTCCCGCTTGTGGCGGACGAGGTTGTAGACCGGCAGGCCGTAGACGTCGGAGCCGTAGCGGGCGTCCCGGTAGACCTGGCCGCCCACCAGGCTGTCCAGGAGGCGACGCTGGGTCAGGTAGCAACGCCGGTACTCGGCGTGGCCGGCGGCCCGGCGTTCGACGACGTCCGGATCGAGCTGGGGCATGGGGGCCTCACAGGAGGTTCGAGGCGTGAGCCCTCTGCATCTGATCCGGTTGCGGGTATCCCTTGGGGAAGGCGTCCCAGGCGCCGTAGCGGATGAGGTCGATCATCTCCTCGAACGGGTGCTGCGGGTCCTCCGGCGTACCCGTCCACTGGCCCCGGACCTTCTTCCGGCGGTAGCCGGAGAACGCCCGGATGATGTGCTGGCAGCGGGGGTGGACGTAGAGCGTGCGGGTGCCGTCCGCGAGACGCACAAGCATCTCTACGAAGTCCAGCCCCTGCACGACACCTCGGCGGGGGGCCAGGCCGACCCGGTAGTCCCCGAAGACCCGCTTGTACTCGCCCAGGGCCGCCGGCCCGAGGCCCGACTCGACCCCGGCGGCCGGGTCCAGGCAGACCCGGGCGACCCGATCGACCGACAGGCCCGCCTCCCGGCCGGCCTCCTGAATCCGCTCGGCGTTCTGCTGGCTGTGGAGCCCCTCGGCGTAGTAGTCGGCCAGGAACCCCAGGCAGGGGCGGCCCGTGACCGGGTCCAGCCACGCCTGGTAGTAGGCCGCCCCGGTGTGGCAGGATGAGCCGGCGTCCCCGGCGATCCGCAGCGGCAGGTTCGGGTTGAACTCGATCTCCCGGACGTTGGCCCCGAGGTTGGCGTCGAACTCGCTGAACCAGATCCCGTCGGCCTTGGGGCCGAGGCAGAAGTAGTCGGCCTCCAGGACCCGCTTCGAGACGCCGTGGACCTTGTCCAGCAGCGACCCCACGGTGTAGTGGCCGAACGGGGAGACCCGCTTGGCCTTGGGGACCCCGCCGTGCCGCTCGCGGCCCTCGTGGCAGTATTTCACCAGGGGGCACTGGGGGCAGTTCTCGTAGGCGTCGTGGCCGCCGACGTACCGCCCGGAGACCTCCTCGGGGCAGGGCTGCAACACCTCCCAAACGCAGAAGCGGTGCAGGGGGTAGCTGCCCGGGTGGGCCTCGTTCGAGGCGATGGCCTGGGCCTTCAGCTCCTCCATCGGCCCGCCCAGGTTGTGGTGGGTCGAGGTCATGACGATCTTGGGCTTGTACCGCTCGGCCCCCTTGCCCTTGTCCATCACCATGCCGTGGGCGTCGTCCCGGATCTTCGGGTCGATCTCATCCACTTCATCCATTTTCAAGCATGGGACGTGCGGGCCGCGGACCGAGAGCGGGCTGGCCGCCAGGATCGACACCTCGGACCCGTTGTGATATCGGGTCATCTGCACGCCGAAGTGGTCGATCGTGTCCTTGTCGTTGCCGCCCGAGGGTCCCCGGCCGTCGAGCACGGCCTCCTTCAGGCCCTGGTGGACCTGCTGGGCCTGGGCCTTGGAGCCGCCCAGGATGCGGGTGCCGTGCCGGGGCAGGTGGCGGGAGTCGAGGTGGGTGTCGATCGAGGACAGGAACGACTTGCCCGAGCCGCGGGAGCCCTCCAGGAGGGCGTGGCCGGGGCGGTCGAGCTGCCAGCAGGCGATGGCATCGAACGGCGCGCAGTGGCCGTCGCAGACCGGATTGGTGGCGACCTTGACCCCCGTGTACAGGTAGATCCAGGTCCACAATTCCTTGCGGTCGCGGGGCCGGAAGTTGCGGCCGGAGTTCGGGTCGTGGCGGCTCACGGGCGGGTCTCACTCGACCCCGAGGATCTTCCCCAGGGCCAGGATCGAGATCCTTCGCTCGTGCTCGGCGTCCCGGCCCGCCGCCTCGGCGACGCGGAGCCGGACCAGGAGGGCCGCCGCGGCGGCCGGGGACACGGTGATCGCCCTGGGGGCTCCGCCGCCGGAGGCGGCCCCCTCCAGGGCCTGGGTGAGCTGCTCCAGGGTCGAGGCGACCTCGACGGCCGGGGCGGGGGCCTGGAAACCGTTACCGGCCTTGAGCCGCTCCAGGGCCGCGTTCAGGATCTTGGAGAACGGGTTGTCGGCGTCCCCCGCGATCCCGGGGCCGGGCGGGTCCTCGGCGAACTCCCGGGCGTAGTCCTCGGTGGTCCCGAGGTCGGCCGGCGAGATCGGCTCCAGGGCGTCGATGGGGGTCAGGTGCTCGGGCATCGCCTCACTCCGGCTCGGTCATCCAGAGGTCGCAGCTCGGGCACTGGAGCGTGGTCGGGTCGGTCTCGGCCGGGTACACCGCGACCCATCGGTGGTTGCAGACCAGGCAGTGGATCGGGCCTTGAGCCCAGAGCCCCTCGTAGCCGTCGGGGTCGGCGGGCTCGGCCGCGGGCTTGGTCGCGGGGGCCTCGGGGGCGGGCTCGTCGCCCTCCTCCTCGTCCTCGTCCTCGCCCTCGTCCAGCTCGATCTCCAGGGTGTTCTCGGCCGGACGCCGCAGGAGGCCCCGGGCGGTGAAGCCCAGGACCAACGCGGCGAACATGGCCAGGATGCGGTCCGGCATCGGGGTCCCCTTTCGGGTGTCAGGCGGCGACGGCCGTCCGGGGCGCCACGGCGTCGTCGGGGTACATCTTGCGGCCCTGGAGGACGCCGCACCCGTTGTCGCCCCACTGCGGCCCCCAGGAGTTCCTGATACCCAGGGCGTAGGTCCGGTCGATGTAGCGGAGGCGGGTGGCCAGCACCTCGTGCCCCCACCAGTTCAGGCCGATCGGCACGGGGATGTCCCGCAGGACGCAGGAGAACAACTGGTTGAGGTTGCGGGGCTCCAGCTCGAACCACTCCACGACCCGATACCGCTTGGCGACGGCCCAGTTCTCGGCCGTGCCGTACTGCCTGGAGATCGCGTTGGCGGGCCAGAGGTCGACCGGGACGGCCCCGTCCGAGATGATCCGCTCCAGGGCCTGCTTGCCCCAGCCGCCGACGTTCCGGTAGTTGGTGATCGGCCCGCCCACCGAGGCCGGCGAGAGGATCACCTTCTCCTCGTTCTGGAGAGCCCTCACGACCTCCAGGCTGTGGGTCGTGGCGTTGGCCCAGCAGTAGTTGGTCTGCTGCTGGTTCTTGACCGGCAGGCCCACGAGGTCGCAGACGTCGTCGATCCACGACTTCTGGGCGTCCTTCTCCTCGATGATCGCCTGCCAGTCGGACTCGGGGATGAGCAGCTCATCCGGGAACGGGTCGGCCACCCCGGCGTAGCCCTCGGGGCCGCGGAGGTCGAGTTCCAGGCCCCGCCCGTAGCCCTTCGGGGGCTCGAACATATGAGAGGGCGAGGTGTCGTGGATGATGTGCAGGCGATTCATCACTCACCCCCGTACTGCTTGAGGAAGGCCAGGGTCTCGTCCACTCCGTCCGGCAGGGTCCGGACCGCCACGATCTTCGAGCCGTCGAAGACGGCGATCATCGGCACGTCGGACTTCGTCACGAAGCCCTTGTAGGTGGCCCACACCTCCTGCCAGGAGGCCGAGGCGTTGCCGGCGTTCATGTCCTTGTCCCAGATCCTCCAGGCGGGGCGGTTGTCGCTGTCCTTGGCACAGACCTTGTCGAGGTACGCCCGGACCTTCGTGGAGCCGATCGCGGCGACCTGGCCCCTGGGCAGCACGGCCCCGGATTCGTAGACCACGAGCACCCTCAGCAGGGACACCTTCACCGGACCGGGCGGGGGCGGGGTCGGCCCCGGGGTCGGGCCGGGGGTCGGGCCGGGGGCCGGGTCGGGCGGCGGAGGGGGCGGCTGCGGTCCGGGCGGCGGGAGGATCGTGACCTTGCGACGCAGGATCGAGGGCGGTCCGTCCGGGGACGTGGCGAAGGCCACGACCTTGTAGGTGCCTGGCGGGGCCACGAACGCCAGGGTGGTCTGCGGCAGGCCGGGCACCCGCTCCACCTCGGCGTCGTCGTCCGCGGGCTCGATATCCCAAGTGACCCACTTGACCGGGCCGCCGGTCAGGTTCATCAGGACGAAGTGGTACGGCTCGACCTCGCTCGGCCCTTCGAGGGCCGGCGGGACGAATGGGGCCGGCACGGGGGCCGGCGGCGGGTCCTGGCCCAGGGTGTGGGCCTGGCCCGGCCCGACCAGGAAGGCGGCGGCCAGGGCCAGGGGGATCAGTCGCTTCATGGGGGATGCCTCGCGGCCTCCGGCCGGGTCCTCGGGGTCCTGAGCCCGCGTCACTTCGGCTTGCGGAACAACCGGATCAGTTGCCAGATCAGGTTGATGAGCATGAGGATCTCGGCCGGCCCCCTGCGGCCCTGGCCCAGGCGTTCGGCCCGCTCCATGCCGGCCCGCAGCTCGGGGTCGCGTTCGGCCCGGCTGCGGTACTCCTCCGGCCAGGCGGCCTCCCCCCGGGCGGCGGCGATGAGTCGTCGGAACACGTCAGTCCTCCCTTCAGGGGTCGTTCGCCCGCTCCAGGGCGGAGGCGAGCATGGCGACCAGCTCCCGGGCTTGTGCGAGGTCGATGGCGACGGTCCGGGTCTCCCCGGAGGGCAGCAGCTCGAACCAGAGCGTCAGGCACTCGGTCCCGACCTCCAGCGAGCCCTCCTCGGCCGGACCGCCGAAGTCGGCGTTCTCGACCGACAGCACCCGGACGGGGTAGGCGGAGTAGGCCATCAGTCCTCCAGGACAGGCACGGTGATGACCACGTCGTCGGGCCGCTTCATCCGCCGGCCCCCCTCCTGCATCTCCACGACGGAGTTCAGGGGGGCGACCACGGGCTGCATCAGGACGAGCCGCCCCGCGTGGACCAACCCCCCGATCGGGAACTCCAGGCCGTGCCAGAGCACCCTGGCCTCGAATCGCCAGCCCTCGACCGGATCGACGCCCGTAGGGGGCAGGTATTCCATGAAGACCCGGGAGCCCAGGGCGGCGTGCGTGGGCTTCCACTGGGCCTCATGGGCCTGGGTCCACTCCGGCGTCAGTGAGCCGTCCGAGGTCTTGAGGGTCGCGGTCTTCATGGGCGTGTCCTCGACGCCGGAATTCGGCGTCCCGCCCGTCCTACGAACCCGGCGTCGGGTGCTTGCGTCTCCGCCAGGGGAGGGGCCTCTCGATGCCCGGTTTCCCCGAAATAATTAGGAGTCTAAGGGGGTGGGGGGTCCAGAAATCCAGGGATGCGAATGCGGGAGAGTCAACATAGGGAGTGCGTCCCCGTCCCCTCCCGCCCGGGTCCGGCCGCCCCTCCCCCTTATGATGTCACCATCAGTGGGATTCGCATTTCCTGGTGGAAACCGTTACCACCCGAGGGCCTCACGAGGGGGTACTGGGAAATTTTCGTGGACCATCGCCGCCCCCCGAGTGCATGCATGGGGTCGTCGCTTTCATCGACGCCCGTCGATGGGATGGGGGGCCGGGCCGGCCGACCCCCCGGAGTGTTCAGACGCCCAGTGCCTCGAAGACATCGGTGATCCCTGATGGCATGCGGTCCGGATCGGCCGGGCCGGACTCGACCGGGCCGGCCTCCGCACCGATGGGGCCGCTCTGGTTGAGCACGACCGCGAACCGCTCGATCTCATCCCGGCTGAACTCGTGACAGCCGACGCGAACCGTCCCATCCCAGTCGACCGACCGGAGGGTGAACGGGCCGAACCGCACGGGCCGGTTGTCGTCGGCGGTCCATCCCTCGCCGGAGCGGACGAGGTTGAGCACGAATGGGACGAGCCGACGGACGTGGGCCGCGGGGACATCCGCCCCTTGGGACGTCTGCACGGTCCGGCCGTCCGGAGTGAGACGCATGTAGGCTTGGCGGAGGCCCACGGGCCGCTGATGGGAGCGGCCGGCCTTCCATGCCTCCGCCACGGCCAGAGCCTCCGCCTCCAACTGGGCCACGTACTGAACACGCCGCTCCCTGGCTTGCTCGGCCAGAGCGTACTCGCGGGACTCCATAGCCGCGATGGACTCGGCCATGTCGGCGTCCGTCTCGGGGACCGCGAACGTGGGCACGCCGAACCGGACACAGAAGACGTTGGCGGAGTCGACCCGGGCGAGGTAGGCACGCCATCGCTTGGCCCGGCTCACCTTGTTCCGGGCCGTGCGGACGGACTCCGCGGCGTCGCTGATGTCGGCCGACCAGCGTTCCCGGATGCCTTCGGCGGAGTCGTAACGGGACCCGTCCAGCGTGGGCACGGTCAGATGGTCGAGATGCCGAGTGGCACGCCATGCGGCGGTCAGTTGGCCCGACGTCGTGACGGAGTAGCGATGGCCGCTCGTCAGCACGACGGTCCGGCCGTTGACGTCCGTCCGGATGGACGCGACGCGGGTCGAGTAGCTGATGAGGTCCGGCCCGTCGAACGACAGGGACCCTTGGCTGTTCCGGCCGTGGCTCTGGCTCTGGCTCGCCCAGACGTGGCAGACCTCATCGCGGGATCGCAGGACGGTTCGCATGGCTCTGGCTCCGTTCGTTCGTTCGCTCTGGCTTCCGACCCTCGCGGGACCGTCCCGCGAGGCTTGCTCAATTGTAGCATCGGCCGACTAGTAGTCAAGTCGCTACCATGTAGCAAAAATGCATCACTGGGGCCGGTCCCGACGGACCGCGTGCAGGCGCCGCCACGCCAGCCATGTGATCGCCTGCATCTGGTGGGGCCGGACCCCGGCCGCGTAGGCGGCCGATTGGTAGTCCTCCCGGATGATGGCGTGGTCCGAGGCCCGGAGGGTGGGGACCTTGGACGTCTCGATCCGACGCCCGACCCATATGCTATATGCATGGCCGTCGATGCAAACGCGGTCGGTCCTCTGGTCGAGGAGGCACGCCAGGAACTCGCCCGTCTTCAGTCCCTTGACGACCTTGACCGGATCGGCCCCATCCCGGATGGACTCGGCCAGCCTACGGCGGTCCCCCGTGGCTGGAGTGTTCTCCCCACGGCAGCACCGTTCCGCGTACAGGATGTTCCGTGCCCACGGCGTCTGCGGCGAGAGAGCGGCCACGATGCCGCACGCTTGGCGGAACGTGACACCGAGCGGCACGAGCCTCCGCCGAATCTCCTGGGCGGCGGTCCTGTACCACGTCATCCCCTCCGCCATCTCCTCCGGAGTGGCCGCGTAGTACGTCCGGAGGATGCGGACCGCGTTGCCGCTCATCTTGGCGTCGGCCGGCCCGTCGTCGTCGGTCGGCTCGGGTTCGATGACGTCCCAACCGCGGGGAACGGTCCGGGCGGGTTCGGCCACGGCAACGGCCGTCTCGGACTCCGCCTTGACGGTGGCCACGATCCGGGCGAGGGCCGACCGCTTGCGGGCCGCGTAGCGTTCCCGCCCCTTGGCTCGCTTGGCCTCCGCCTCCGCCTCCGCGGCCAGCGTCTCGTCAACGGTCGCGGGCCGCTTGACGTCCGGGATGGCGTCGTCGTCGGCCGGATCGATAACGATGGCCGGGCCGGCCGGGGCGGAGTCGATCAGCATGAACCCCCATCCGCCGTTCGTCTCCACCATGCGGATGACCAACGTGCCATCCGGGTCATTGGCTTGGAGGTAGGCGAGGGCCGCACGATGGGCCGTGTTGCAGGTCGCGTAGGGCCGGCCGTCCACCTTGACCGTCAGGGTTCCCGTCTCGATCGTCCGCATGGCTCTGACTCCGCTCCGCGTTGGCTTCCACATGGGCCGGACCGTCCGGCCGACACCACCAGTATAGCTCCACTGCACTGGTCGTCAAGCGGACGCTGGAAAAATCGTGGTGGAACGCTGGTCGGAACGGACGCAAGTCGTTGCGCGCCACGCCGTATGCGACTTGTCTGATGGGACAAGAAGGGCCGTTGGGACACTTGGGACGCGGGACAACAGGCGAGTCAAGCCCCGTCTCGGGTTCCGTCAAGAGGGCCGGCGCCGGCCGGCCGTCCGATCGGCCAGTTTGGACGGTCCCGCTTGTCTTGACGGTCCGTTCAGACTAGACTGAAATGAGCGGAGCGAGGCCGCCGACCCGGGCCGGTCCATCGAACCAGTCATGCATGCGTGCATGGATGCGTTCCCGCGTGCCCGCCCGTGCCCGCGTGCGTGCGTCCGCCCGTGACTCAAGGCCCCCGTTTTTGAGACCCACGCGAGGCCCCCGTTTTTGGGAGCGCGTGGCCCGATCCGGCCCCCAAATGGTCAGACACCATGTCTTGCAACGTCCGATAATCTACCGAATCAGCCAAGTTTTATACAAATTCTTTGCCCCCGGGGCCGCAACGACTTCGGTCATACGCATGCACTACGCATTGATGCGTAACACCGTAAACCGGTTCCCGAGGTTCGTAGCAGGTGTACCTTCTGGACTGAGTCGAAGACGAAGGAAGATCCGGGCGTAGGATCGAACGTTCGATCCGAAGACCGACTCCGGATGGAGGCCCCAAAGGGCCGGATCTGAATGGAGGCCCGACGCCGGGCCGGATCTGAATGGTCCCCGCAGGGACCGCCCGGGAAGATTCCCCGTTGGAGACGGGGATTCCGTACCCACCGCTGGGATCAGCGGACGCTTATGGAAACGAAAACACCCCGGGTCGCCCCGGGGTGGTAACGGTTTCCACTGCCTGGCAGGCCGGGATGGCCCCTCACAGCCCCTCGATCAGCCCCGGGTCGATCCCCTCGTCGGCCAGGTGCTGGTTGCGGCGGAACTGGTCGAAGGCCCGGGCCAGCCCCTCCCCCACCTTCGTCATGGCGGCGTCCATCCCCTCCTCGGGCAGGCCCTTGAACGCCCGCTCCTCGACCATCCCGAGGCGGTCCGCCAGGATGCCCAGCTCCCGCAAGTCCTTGGGAGCCCAGGGCTCGATCAGGACGTTGCCGTCCTTGTCCTTGAGCGGCTGGCCGTTGTCGTCCCGGATGGGCGTCCCCCCCTTGGCCATCATCTCATTGATCTTCTTCAGGAACGCCGTGGCCAGCTTCCAGTTCCGGCCCCGCGACAGGCGACGCCGCATCAGCCCCAGGGCGATGTCCTGCTCCATCAGCCGGGCCTCCTCCTCCCTCCGACGCATCAGAATGTGATCGTCGTAGGCACGAGCCCGCTCGGTCCAGGCATATCGTGATGCCAGGGAATTGACATGCCCACTGGCCGAGACCTGGCCCCGTTTCTGAGCACCCTCGTTCGCGGACTGAGCACCAGAGTTCTCGGTCTGGGAACCCGAATTCTCGGCCCTGGCGTGGATCTTCCGGAGGCGGAGCTGGGCCTTCCGGAAGGTCCGGGTCGGACCGAGCTTGAGGTACACGAGGAAGGTGCGATAGGCACCCTCGGACTCATCCGGGCGACGGTCCCAGGGGCGGACATCCTCGACGGCCATCGGGACACTCCCTCCCCGGGACTCCGGGGTCTTGACCAGGGGAATCGTGGCGCCTAGGCGACGCCCAAGCCGGGGCGGCGGCTCGGGTTGCCGCCGTTCCCACCAGTTGTCTTCCTACGAATTTCCAGTCGACCCTTGACGCATGGTAGCCAACTCGTATAATACCCCCACGGGCGGCGGACGCTCAAGCGATCGGTTGACCAGTGGAGATGGATGCGATGCGCGACAAGAAGCCGGCCCGCAGGCGGGCCAGGAAGCCCAGGCCGGGCCGGACCCTGGCGGTCTGGCGTGGCGGCAAGCCGACGTGCTTCGAGTGCGGCGGCGAGATGGTCCACGAGGGCAAGCCGACGTGGCAGAACCGCATGGTCTGCCTGGGTTGCGGTCGAGAGGCCACGGTCTAAAGGGGCACGGCGATGGGTCAGCAGCTCAACCTGGCGGACGGCATCAAGGCGGGCGACCGCGTGACCATCGTGAACCGGTTCGGCCAGTCCTCGACGGGCCGGGCGGTGATGAAGGGGCCGGCCGGCTGGGTCCTCAACATGGGCGGCAAGTACGGCACGCCGGCCATCGCGGACGGCACCAACGTGGTCCGGGTCAAGAGGGGGAAGTGACCATGAGCAGGTTCACGCCGGAGTTGTTCTTGGCGATGATCCGCGGCGACCAGGCCGAGGCCCCGCGGATGAGCATGAGCTACGTCCAGGGCTGGGCGGCCGGATACCTCCGTCAGTACGCGCCGGAGCTGGCCGCGGAGGTTCTCCGGGCCTACTACGGCGACCGGGCCGAGTTCGACCAGGGCTACATCGACGGGCGGGACTGCCGCGAGGCGTTCGACGACCACCTTTCCAGGAAAGAGAGTGCCTGATGCGGTGGATCTGGTGGTGGAACGGCGCCTGGAATCCGACGCTCCTCCACGCGGTCGAGTCGCCCGACTCGCGGAGGGCGGCCTGCGGGGAACGGGTGGGGGATGGCCGCGAGTCCTGGCCCGAGGGGAAGGGCGAGCCGCCGACCGCCGCGTTGTGCGACCGATGCCACCGTCGTTACGAGGCGGAGGCCGCGGTCAACAGGATGGAGTGCATCCCATGAAGTGCCCCGAGTGCGGCGGCGAGATGGTCCGCCCCATGCAGGTGGCGGCCACGAACCGGATGCTCTGCCGCGACTGCGGCCACGAGGTCGATCGGACCCGGGAGCGGCGGAGGAGTCTGGACGAGAAGGGCAGGGCGGAGGCGAAGGAAGAGGCGGAGTCCAACTGACCAGGAGGTGTTGCTGTGTTCGAGTTCTCGAATGAGAATGAGTTCGAGCGTGCCAGGCTGACGATCGGCTGCGTCAACCTCCTGGTCGAGCTGGAGCGGCTCGTCCCGGGCGGCAACGTGGCGTGGCGGGTCTTCCGCTACGTCGACTCCTGCGAGATGCCGGCCCACGGCCGCTCGAAGACCCGGTCCGAGGCCATCCGCGCGGCCGAGGACGCCATCTACCGCATGATGCCGACCCAGGCCCCGACCTGCGACGACTTCCCAAGCTACCGCGGGCGTGAGGCTTGCGACTATTCCAGGAAAATTCCAGCACTCGCTTGATCTGTGGTAGTCAACTCGTATAATACCCCTGTCGGACGGACGCAACCCAGACCAGGAGGCCCCGCGATGACGTTCAAGGTCCACTTCCCGGACTCGCCGACTTACGACCGCGGCGGCATCGAGAGTTACCCCGCGGCGGTACGCCTTGCACGCTGGAGCCTAGCCCTCCAGGGCGGGTCGGACGACGCCGAGATCCACGAGGTCAACGGCCGGGGCTCGTCCCTGGTGTCGGTGCTCCAGGACGGCCAGGAGCGTTTCATCTCGACCATGATGTTCCGCAAGTACGCCAGAACCGCCCAGGTCTGAATCATTTTTTGGGGAGTGACACTCCGATGACGGACCAAGCCGAACAGATCGAGGAGGCGAGGACCGACCTGGCCACCCTGCCCATCGGGGACCTGCGGACGATCGCGGAGGCCCTCAGCCAGCGGATCGGATACTCGGGCCGGATGAAGCGTGAGTGGCAGGAGCGACGCCAGAACGCCTTCAAGCACAACCCGTCCGGAGAGGCCCAGTGTGCGGCCAACGCGGACGCCTGGCAGGACGAGGAGGGCCGGGCCAGGCGGCTCTACGAGGTCGTGAAGACCCTCCACAACGCCGAGGTCCGCCGGCTCCAGGGCCGGTAACGGCTACCACCCTCAACGGTTTTTGGGGAGCGACGAGACGATGCTGAAGCGATCGAACGACCGTAAGGACGCGGACGCGGCGGTGCCCGCCCAGGACCCCAAGCTGCAAGCCTGGCTCGACTCGCTGCCGCCCGAGCGGAAGTGTGCCTGCGGCCAGAAGTCCAAGGGGGAGTGCTGGTCCTGCAACCGGGCCGAGCTGCTGGTCCTGGGCGGGCGGATCGAGGAGGGGCGTGGGGAGAGCCGCTACATCCTGCCGGACGGCCGGGAGGTGAGCTACCTCGGCCTGTACCTCTGGCTCAAAGGGGAGTGACGACATGGCGACCTCGTCGAAGTTCAGCATCGGGT